CATTAACATAAACCTTAAAACTAATTCTACCATGAAAAACTTTCTACCTAATGCCCTACGCGGGCCGCGTGATGTTTACCGCATTTGCCTGTCGCAGGGGATGCGGAGATTGTTTCAGGTTTCTATATAATTTATATGCAAAAGAAAATTGTTAGCCTTGTGGCGCGAAGCGGGATCGAACCGCATTGGGTGACGTTGTTTTTATACACCCCCGAAGGGTATAATTGCTATAGCAAAATATCTACGTTCCAGGCCGCCAACTACCGGCGCGCGCCGACCATGATGTCTTGTAGAAACCGCCCGCGCTGTCGCAGCGGGGACGGGAAAGTTAGGATGAATAGTGTCTGATGTTGGTTTGTCTTGGTGGAGCGTGCGGGATTCGGACCAGCGACCTCGACATTGCGGATGTCGCGCTCTGGCCAACTGAGCTAACGCCCCATGTCACGCGGCCCTCACGGGTGGCGTGCTCATGAAATAACCATAAAATAAAAAGTAAAGTAAAAAAATGAAGATCTGGACCGGTGACAGGACTCGAACCCGCATCCCTCGGTAGTCCGTGAAAACCACCTGTACCGCGTGTCGCCGTTGACCGCGTCACTATCACAGTAGGCGCGTCGGGTCACACCGGCCTATCATTGTTCAACTAATAACTAAACCCGCGATGTCAATGATCTCGTAGTGAACAGGGCTGGAGTCGAACCAGCGTTTTACGGGTTAGTTCCCGCAGTCCTTATCCGTCAAGGGACCTGTCCGTGTAGCGGGCTCTGTTCTCCCGCAAGGTCACCGGTTTAACGCCTTTTAAGGGTTGATGCCCATCCGTCGGCTGCTATGTGTGGTCTTATGTGTAGGGTCGCTATGTGAAATAGTCCTGCTGTTTCTCCTGCTGGGCCCGGAGCTCGGCGGTGTAATACTCCACCTTGCCGGGCCTGCGGTGCGGGTGCAGCTTGCCCTGTCGCAGCCATCGCTCGACGTTAGCGCGTCCGAACATGCGGTAAGCCTGCCGCTGTGATACCATTTCGGGATCGTCCTTGTGCGCCGCGATGCGCTCCGCGAGTCGTGCGGCGAGGTCGTTCATGAACTCGTCGTAGGTGAGCATACGGTTTCCACCCGGCATCTGGAGCTGTATGTAAACAGGGCCTGTCATGGGTTAATGGAGATGTTCTTTGATTTTGCTTATTGCGATTACCGAAATGGCCGCCTTGATGAGGCTGGCAAATCTCTCGTCTTGGGCGATGGCGCTTGCCACGGAGGTGATCTTAACCTTGGGGTCGCCGATCGACACCACTTGCGCGCCTTCCTCATCGGCAGCGATGATCAGCAAAGAGCGCTTTTGGCCATTGATGAAGCGTTCCTTCATCGCGTCTGTAAAGAGCTCAACGCTCTCGATGTAGCCCACTTGGGTAGTTGTTTCCTGTGCCATGGTCAGTCCTCCATATCGTTATCGTTCCACACTTCGAGCTCGGTGATGAGCCCCAGATTATCCCAGCGGTTCCACAGGGCGTAGGTGATGTAGCCCAGGATCACGGCGGCGACCTTGCTGGCAAGGAACAGCGCCAGGTTGTCGCAGTCTCCCGCGGCGAAAGCGAGCGTCAATGCGGAGAGGATCGTCAGCAGGACGATGCGCCAGTTGGTGAATGGTGATAGGTACTTCATAGTAGGTCGGGTATTGTGGGGCGGACGTTCCGCCCCTGGTTAATTACTATCTTACTGTGTACTGGACAAAGTGTGCTGGGTAATTTTCTTTCGCTACTTTGTCCGCTTTTTCTACTGTTGAGCAAACGCAGATAAGCTCCTCACAAAAATCTCCGTGATCGGTTTTCTTGTCTTTCAGAACAACAAATACCTTCGGCAGCTTCTCAACCAGCTTCTCGAGAATATCTTCCTCCTCGCCGTATTCATACCACCAGCCTTCGGGCAGGTCGTTGTTCTCTCCATATTCCTCCATCAGGTCTGCAAGCTCCGTAAGAACTTCGATTGAAGGAATGAACTCGAGCGTGTTATCCCAGTTGTCGAGTACGTACTGTATCGCTTTGTCAAGTTCACTCATGGCTCACTGCTTTTTACCTTGGTTGAACTCCTGCTTTTCCTCTTTGCTGAGGTAACGCTTGACCTGCTTGCCGGCGTTCTTGCCGGTCTTGGGCGTGTGCCAGTACCACAGGCCGCCTTTGGAGCCGCGGTGGATCTCGCGGCCCTTGTAGGTGCCCACGACGGGATCCTGGCTCTTGGTGGTCTGTTCGATGGCGGGCCTTGCGTCGGCCTGCCTGGTGCCCTCGGGTGCCGCAACGCAGTTGAGCGCCAGCAGGGCGATGATGATTGTGATGATTAACTTTCTCATGATTGTTGAAGTTTTGTGTTTCCGTCCGGGCTGGCCCCGCTGGGGAGGTGCTAAACTTTAATCTTTACGATTATGAATGGCGGGGCGTTTGCCCGGTTGGAAATTGTTTTGTAATTTTGTTGTCGCTAAACTTTAATTATTACGATTATGGATAATCAGTTTGTTTTGCTGCATGAGCGTGATACCATGACGCCCTTATGGGTTAATATGTCACTGGTGACGTTCATTGATCGGGACGTTGACGGTTATACTAACCTGCGTTTTGCTGCTGGCTCCTCACTTCAAGTTGACGAGCAGCCTGATGATATTGTCGCCAAAATTCAGAATACGGGCGATCCATCGTAGTCCTGTAGCGGAAGATCCTTAACCCGAACAGCCTGACGGTGACGACGCGGCTGTCGAGGTTTTCGCCCACGGGTTCCCCTGGGCGGTACTTGTCGTATAGTTTTATCTCTTTCTCGATCGTTATCATAGCGGTTGGTTGTTAGTTGATAAAACATCTTTGATTACAAACAGGGCAGTACACCCAAGCATGTCCTGTTAAAATATTGCTTGTCACGTCAGTTGTCTCGAAGGAGAATTTGGTGTGACATGAAGGACAGGTCAAAACCATGTTCTCAGGATTTAATATCTTCTTTGTCATGATCATTGATAAATTCCTTGAGATTGCTCATCCTGTTATTGTTAAGCTTATCTCCAAACCTTACGCGGTTCTCACTACACGGACGACGCGCTCTTCGCGGTTGGTCCTGGTCTTGTACTCTCGGCCCATCTCCAAGCCGACGTTGGAAGCGGTGGCCCGCAAGACCGATGTCTTCTCGGCAGGGAACACCACGATGTCATCTACTGACATGTCTCTCAATGTCTCCCTGATAGGCAGGCGGTTGTCGTAAATTTTCTCGCTCATTACTTTTGTTTTTGATGATTGTTTATTAACTTTACGGTGCAAAGATAGAACTATTTCTACAAACATAGAATATGTTCTATAAATAATTAACAACTTTTAATATTTAAGGCTATGCAAATCAAAGATAGAATAGACGAGTTTATCTTGTTTAAGAATTTGAGTGACAGTGCCTTTGAAAAAGAAATAGGTCTGTCAAACGGTTTGTGGCGTAAAGCAAAATCGGTTTCAGAAGAAGTTCTAATCAAAGTTATAGAACATTTTCCTGAGATTGATGAAGTATGGCTATTGAGAGGTCAAGGCTCTATGATAAAGGCCGACAATAGAGACTCTCGCTTAGAAGATGTTCCCAATTCAGAGCTATTGCAGCTCTGCAGGTCTCTTGTTGAGAATTACCAGCAGCGTGACGAGGTGATGGGCAAGTTAGTGTCTATGGTAAAGGGATTAGAATAAATTAATAACTGAGATTATGGATTACTGTAAAATTACAATTGGTGATGAGTATAGTGTTATTTCAAGTGGTACAGTAATAACACACCAAAACAAAGATGTCGTTATTAACATAATCGACGACGCAAATATTGTTTTCAAGTTTGAAGATGATGACACTAATAAACAAAAAGAAAGTTTATCTGTGGAGGATAACAAGAATATGGTTATAACACTAACCAACTACAACAATGCGCTTGGTACAGGAATTTCAAGCCCATTGATTGTTGGTACCAAGAATGATGAAAAGATAAGCATCCAATTTATTATTCATTCTATTGGAGATAATGGTTGCAAGATTATCAATTACACTTTTCTAAAATCCAAAATCAATGGCAACTAAATTTGAATTACCTAAAGATAAAGAACTTGCCAAAATTGTTATTGATAATGAAAATAACAGGTCAAATCTCAATTTAGAGATTGGTTTTCTTGGCAAAATTTGGGGGCATAAGAGTCATGCGCCTTACAATATAGCTGGATTGGTTTTGATAGTTTTATTAGTGTTTGGTATTGTGAGATCCTGTTTGGTAAGCGATATAAAGGACCTTTGGTCAATAATAACACCGATTATCACATTAACTCTTGGTTATATTTTTGGAGATAAATCTCGCAAAGAAAAGTAATAAATTAATGAAAAGCAACGATTTCTACCCGCCGCTGCCGCTTAATCCAGGCGACGTTTATACGCTACCGTTTGAGGACGGCCAGATGCACGTCATTGAAATCATTGGCGATGCCGATGATGGAGTGAATGAGATAGTTATTGTTGACAATGGGAGTCTTGACCTGTGGTCATTTGATGGAACCGAAAAGATATTGATGCCAAAACAGATGATCCAGGAAGCTGCCATAAGGTCAAGGAATGAAGTTATTTCTATATGAATATCAAAAAGTTACAATCATCTGGAATATTTTCAAGACCAATGTTACGTTTTTGTGGAATATTTTTCGTGGCATTGTTGCTCACATCATGTAACGAACACAGTGATGAAATCAAATCTGGCAAAAGACATAGCACCAGCACACAGCCTGAGAGAGAAATAAAGCAATATGTTCTCACCACGGCTGATGATAGCGTATTTCATTACTCAACCATGTGCAGCCGATTGGGTAGTTCTCCGAGAATTTCAAATGAATATGTTGAACGTAAGGCCGGGAAATGGATGTGTGATGAGTGTGGCATAAAAGAAGCAGAATTTCTTCTTCACAAGGAAGAATACATGAATGATTTGAGAGAAGCGGATAGTCTGTAAGTAAATTAGCAAAAGTGAGATCATTGAGATGTTTGATATAACAAGTGATGATTTATGGAGATACGGACTTTAATCATAGGATTCCTCTTGCTTTTTGCCTCTTGCTCATCCCACGGGTCGCGCCACGCGAGGCATGAGCGTATCGACATCGCCACGGTGCAGCCAGGCGACACCGTGTGGATCTGCACCAGCGAAGGGGCTAAGCGCTTCCACGCGAGCGACACCTGCGGCGGGATCCTATCCTGTGGCGAGGAGATGATACCCATAACCCGCGACGAGGCCGAGTACATGGATAGATCATTTTGCCACAAATGCTACAGGAAATGAACAACTAAATCACGAAATGATATGGAACTGAAAGAAATCTTGCGAGACGTGGAAGATATTGATATAGTGGGACTGATAAGGCTATGAAGACATGGACAGAGGAGTGAATTTCACCTTGGCGTTGGTTATACTGCAGAGGTTTTCGATATCGACGCTGTAGGTGATGTCCCTAACCGATGTACCAAGCCTGACGGAATTGACATAACCATCAAGCATCCTGCTTATATCCTTCAGGACCATGTTCCGCTGGTGTTCGGCTATTTTAACTGCTTTTGATTTGTCGTCCATGGCGGTAAAGTAAATTCAATTAAAAACCATAACAACTTTATCTGTTAACTTTTATGAGGATATACACAGACAAGAGGATACACGACTTGTGGCCCGCGGTCACGATGATCAAGATACACACCGAGCAGACATATCGCTCGGCGTTTGGGCTGTTCACGCACGAGAGCACGGGGACATATTTTCCTGATTTTGCGGCTAATTTTCATGTCGATTGCATCAACAAGGACTGCACAGTTGGCTATTTTGACCTGTGGTCAGTGGTGTCGTCCATGTGTGCCCACAGCGAGACCTGTCTGGAGGGAGCCCTGGAGTGCCGCGGCAACGAGGCGAGAGACCACAGGCATCCATGTCCGTGCCGCTTGGAATATCAGATAGAGATAGAGTACTCGACTATAGTCCAGCAAGAGGCTGACGATGGAGCCAAGCCGGGTATGGGAACAACAGAAAACAGTGTATAGAAAGTTTTAACCTTACCGATAAGCGATTGGTATTCAACGGGGTTTTGCTGCCGCGCAGGCCGCGGTCGAAAATGAATAGACGAGTATTGAATATCAGCAAGTTAGGCGGTAAGGTCTTAAGAGATAAGGCTTTACCGCCTTTCTTTTGGTCTGAATTTTCGTGCGGTCTGCACATAAAATTGGCAGAATGAACGTGTTTTGTTTAGACTTTGTTGGTGACTTTTGAAATGGCGTTTAGCCGTGTTTAGACATGGGCTTGTACGGTGTTCCAATACGGCCCTGAAAATACGATGGGAACATGATATAATATTTAACAAACTAAATAGATTGAGATTATGGCAACATTCAAGGTGTGGGTTGACCCACGTAAGCAGAGGCGTGACGGGCTGTGGCAGGTCTATATCCGCGTGACGCATAACAGGAAGATCGGTCTTATCAGGACCGACAAGGTGGTGAGCCGTGCAGGACTGTCGCCCAAGATGGAAGTGATAGATCCTGTCGTTACACTGGCGTGCTCGAAAAGGATTGTGGAATATGCGGACGCTTTAAACCGCGTCGAGGCTGAATACTGGACGATCCATGAGGTAATGGAGTATTTGAAGCGTGGCGACGAGGAGGTGTGTTTTAGCGACTATGCGCGGCTTCACATCAAGCGGCTTATCAACAACGGGCAGGAACGATCGGCAAAGAACTACAAGCTGGCGTTGCAACACCTGGAGCGTTATATCGGCACCACAAAGGTGATGTTCTCGATGTTGACGTCAAGTATGCTCAATAACTGGATCGACAGTTTGGAGCGCACGGCGCGGGCGAAGGAGATGTACCCGGTATGCGTGCGCCAGGTGTGGCGTGCCGCATACCGGGAGCTGAACGACGAGGAGCGCGGCGTTATCCGCGTCAAGTTCAATCCCTGGCTGAAAGTGAAGATCCCGCAGGCCGACACAGCCAAGAAGCGTGCGATCACGCCCGAGGCGTGCCGCAGGTTTTTCTCGGCACCCTTGCCCGAGAGCCGTTTTGTCTCTCCCTTGCCGGAGCTGGGCCGCGACGTGGCGATGATGGTCCTTTGCCTGGGTGGCATGAATACCGTTGACATCTACAACCTGCGCAAGGAGGACTACCGCGACGGTATCATCCATTACCGGCGCGCCAAGACGATGCGCAGCCGTGCCGACGGTGCGTACATGGAAATGCGGGTGCCGCCGATCCTGCTGCCGCTGATGGAAAAGTACCGCTCACAGGATGATGATCCGTGGCTTTTCATGTTCCACCGTCGCCACACGACAAGCGACAGCTTTTCGGCTAATGTGAACATCGGCATCCGCAGGATCTGCAAGAGTATGGGTATAGCGAAGGAGGACTGGTATTGTGTCTATACGTTCCGCCATACCTGGGGCACGGTTGCCCAGAACGATTGCGGCGCGTCGATAGCGGAGGTGGCCTTCGGTATGAACCACAGCGCAGGGCACCAGGTGACGCGCGGCTACCTGAAACTGAACTTTGAGCCGGCATGGCGACTGAATGAGAAAGTTGTGGAGATGATCTTCTTTACCGACAGGGCCTCGAGACGCGACGACCAGGAAAGCCAGGAGCGCGCGCCGTTCCGCTTCCGCGCCAAACACCTGATGCGCGGCATTGTCTTTTTCCGCGGCCGTGCCCTTGGTAAGGTTGAGGACATCGGCTTCAACAATGTGCAGGAAGTGATCGAGACGCTTGTGCCGTTCATCCCAGACGACGTGCCGCCGCGGTCCATGCTCCAGTTCAGAATCGAGAACATTGACAAGGGTGAGACGGCGGTGTATGAGCGCATGAGGGGAAAGGGCTGCTGAATGTCGGCGTTAACAACGCCGAATACTGGACAGCACGGAAAATCTCGCGGAAAATCTCGCGAAAAAAAAACACACACAATTCCGCGAGATTTATGCGCAAAAAACGACGAAAATTATACTTGGTCACTAAGTAGTCACCAAGTCGCGCACGCGCGCGCGGCCCCAAAACTTTTGGTTTCACCACCCCAAAACAAAAAAATAATTTTTTTCTCCTCGCGCGCGCACGCGCGCCGATGATGGTGATGTTTTTTATTTTTCTTTTTATTAAAAAAAGGATGTTGCAGAAATAGCCATAAATGTAGCATTTATATATATAAATGTGGAAGAAATGCCCTTTTCTTCGCATTTATGTTGCAGAAATGGCTATTTCTGCGGAAGAAATGGCCATAAATGTAGCAGAAATAAAAGTTATTGACAGGTATAAACGAAAAGACCATGAAAAGACACCGGCTCACTATAGTAGTGACGAAAGTAGTGAGACGTTACTCGTTTTCGTCGGCCAGCTGTTTGAGATTGTCGATTAGGGATTGTTGTTCCTCGGTGACTACCTTGACGTCAGCTGTCACGGATGACTGTTTGGGCAGGATGAAGTTCGCCACCTTGACGATGATATTGAGTCTGTCGGCGGGCTCCATGTTTTTGTCGGTCAAGTCTTGGTGGAAAAGTCCGCTTTCCACATAGTCACACATTTCTTCCAGGAATTTGTCTTTGACAATCTTGGGAGTTTTGTTTGGTGTGCCCTTCTTTCGCCCACCGACTTTACTATGTCCTTCTTTGAACTTTGCCATGCTTAGTTAACAGATAAAAAAACACTACAAAGATAGCGCGGTAATTTTGGAGCAGAATTATAACTGTTAACAGAGATATGATACAAGCAATATTTAGTGCTGCCGCTGGAGCTGCCGGTGGTTTCCTTGGCAGCAGAGGAAAGAATGAGGCGTTGGCCAAGCAGGCCAAGGGTTGGAGAGACATGCTCAACTACCGTCAAGCCTGGCGTGACCGCATGACCTCCGAGAACGCTACGGAGCGTGCCGATGCGCAGGCCGCTATCAGGGAAGCCACAAAGAGGATCACCAACCGCAACCGCGCCGCGATGAAAACCGCTGCCGTAATGGGTGGTACCGAAGAAAGTGTTGCCGCCGCCAAGGCTGCCGGTGCCCAGGAGGCCGCCGAGATCGCCAGCCGTATCGCCGCCGCCGGTGCCGAGCGCAAGGACGCCATTGAGAATGAGTATATGCGCAGCCGTGAAGCGATGAAGGAGAAACTTATCGACATTGACGGTAAGCGCCTTACTCCTTGGGATATTGCGAGCAACGCCATCGGTGGTGCCGCTAACGGTTTAAGCAAGATGTAAATCATTTACGGCCATGACACCCACTGAAACATACAAGACGCTGATGGAGCGTTTCAAGAAGCCCAACAAGCAGTCGATGTCACGTAGCGAGAGCCAGAAGCAGGTAATCCCGCGTGTCGCGCCTACTCTCACGGCTGACGACATCGAGAAGGAAAAGACCGGCTCTAATGGTGAGGTGGTGAAGCTGGCAGATCAGAAGCCCGCCCAGACTTCCCAACCGACGCATCCTACCCAGCCGCAGCAGCCCGAACAACCCGAGCAGCCCGAACAACCCGAGCAGCCGCAGCAGGCGAGGGAGCAGGTTTCTCCAGCCGCCAAACCAACCATGCCTGGTACCAGCGTCAAGCAGCCGAGTAAGTATGCCGTCATGCAGCAAAGCAATGATCTTGCCGAGCGCGTGCATGGTATGGACGGTATCATGCGCTATCTTGACTCCGTTTATCCGCAGCAGGACCAGGCAGATCTCGAGAAGAAAGCCAAGCGTGACCGCGTGTTAGCCGCTATCGGCGACGGTATGTCGGCCTTCCATGAGGCTTATGCCAAGTCCCGCGGCATGGAGCCGATCACCACTCCAGGCAAGAGTATGACGCAGAAAGCCGAGGAGCGTCGCCTGATGATGGAGAAACTGAACCGCGAGACTGCCGAGAAGCGCAACAATGCTTTACTCAAATGGGCCGCGTTGAAGCGTCAGCAGTCCAACGACCGCTCCGCCTGGCTAATGCGACAGCAGCAGGCAGAACAGCTTGCCAAGAGTAACGAGTATAAGGCCAAGTATCATGCCGCCCTTGAAGAAAACTTCAAGACCAAAGCTGAACTTGAAAAGCAGAAGATCGCCGAGCGTGAGCGCGAGTTTAACGAGAAGCAGGCGGCTGCAAAGGAGAAGGCCGACAAGGATCGTCAGTCGCGCGAACGTACTGCCGACAAGAATAGAGCTGCCGCAAACGCGCGTGCCGCTAAAGCCGAAGCAGGACGTAACGCCCGCCATGCCAAGAGCGAGGCTAACAAGGATAAGCGAGCCGCCAACAGTGGCAATAAGAACAAGCCGGCAGGCGGCAACACTGGCGGCAAGAAACACAAACAAAACCCATACGGATAAATAAATGGCACAGGAAGATAATCTCCACAAGTTATATATCAACCTTACTGACGACGGTTATAACCTTGGCACCGAGGACGAGTTCAGAAAAAAGCTCCAGAACAAGGCTACTGCCGAGAAGTTCCATCAGAATATGGTTGACGACGGGTACCAGCTGGGCTCGTTTGATGAGTTTGTGTCCATGAATGGGCTTTCTTATCAGATGCCCCAGTCGCAGTTGCCCGCCGATCAGGTGGAGCGCAGGGTGCAGACCGCACGTGTCCCGCAGCCTGGTGAACGCATCGAGGCGACACATGTCGATAAGGACGGCAACGTCTTGCAGACCGACACGACACAGCTGGTGCGCGGTAAGGTGGCCACCGTTGAGATAGGTACGCCGCAGTTCACTCCACCGTCAAGCCATGAAGGTGAGGAGCTGGCGCGCCGTAACGGTTACTACAACACCAAGGAAAGTCTTGACGACAGTTTCTCCTACCGTCCCAACGAATACGGCGAAATGCGTTACGGTTGGCAGCGTGGCCAACGCATCAAGCAGCTCAACAGGACAGGTCTCGAGTTCATGAACCGCACCGGTGCCTATGATGAGAACTACGACCAGGCCGCGTCGCAGGCCGAGAAGATGAGCGACGCACAGCTGGTGGCCGAGTTCAATAAGTTGAGCGGGCAGATCGCCGACGCGGAAGCCCTTGCAGGTACAGCCGACGGCTATGCCATGGCTACCGTGTTGCGAGCTTACTCGCATGAGCTCCGCGCCCGTGACATCGGCTTCGCCCATGGCAGCGAGAACAAGAAAGGTATCGGACAATACCAGGCCGCGAAGCAGGATCCCGCCGTCGCAGCGGAGATCCTTAAGCAGGAGGCCATGAGCCCCGAGCAGCGCAAGGCATACCTTGCCAACGCTTATAAGCACATCATGGCCGGTGAAGAAGGCGCGCCCGACATCGCCATGCTTGCCGGTACGATGATCCATGCCAAGGAAAGCGGCATCTTCCCCGAGGAAGCCTATAGTCAGGTGGTGGGTATCATCAACAACGAGCACGCCGAAGATGTTCTTGCCGGTGCTTTGCAGTCGGCAGACGCCGAGATCGAGCGCCTTAGCCAGCTCATTGAGCAGCGCACCCAGCAGCTCTATGCCGAGGATGAGGCCGAAGGAATGAGCCTTGCCAAGGTTATGCAGCACGCCGAGAGCGGCAGCGGTGCACCCATCTTCAACCAACGCCTGTTGAACGATCCAGAGCTGTCTATGCTGTGGACCGCGAAACGTGCCGCCGAGCGCCGCAAGAAAGTGATCGAGCGCAAGCAGGACAACCACGGCTTCATGCGTCAGTTTATCGGCACCTTCTGGGACACTGCCACCGACATCAACACCTGGGACTTCGGTATCCAGGACATGCGCGACGCGGTAAACCTTGTGTCGTTAGGCAACAACAAAGGCTCTGATGCACCCATGGAGCGTGCCCGCGAGGCCATGTTGCAGAATACCGTTGACGCACAGGAAGCCGAGCAGCGTTGGCGGTTGAGTGCCGCCCAGCGTTGGGGTGTCATTGGTGGACAGGCTTTGCCGTTTGTCGCCGAGTTCATCGGTACTGGCGGAGGTTTCTCCGGTGTGCGCCAAGGAGTGACCAAGGGCGTTACATCGTTCATTGAAAAGTCTTTGGGTAAGGCTGCGTCGAGCAAGGCAGCACAGTGGCTTGTCCGCAGTACCGGTATGCTCACTGGTGACATCGCTTCGGCATTACTCATGACCAACACCACTGGCTCGATGAAAACCTATGCTGACATCCTGGACCGCAAGACCGGTGACTTGATGCAGCTGTATGACGGTACGTTTGTGTTCCGCAACAGTACGACGATGGGCGACGCCATTCTCAAAGGCGAGGTCGCCAACACGCTCGAATACTATACTGAAATGTTGGGTAATCACCTTGACGGCCTTATCAGCGGCGCGGGCAAGCGTCTCGGGTTAAGCAGGCTGTCCGAGGGTATGAAGTGGCTGACTGGTCGCCAGATCCAGCAGCTTACCACCAATGTTTTGCGTCAGGGCGGTATCAATGAGCTGCCGAGTGAGATTTTGGAGGAGGAAGCCAACCTTATCCTTAACGCCATGCTCGTCGGTGACAACAACTTCTCCACCGGCCCGCTGAAAGAGCTTGCCAACAAGTTCGGCTGTAACTTCGAGGTTGATCCCAACAGTGAGGACTACCAGCGCTCCATCTTCAACCCCGAGACACAGGCCGACATTTGGGGTGGTATGTTATTCTCCATCGGTGCTATGCGTGCACCGTCGGTAGCCATCGGCACCGTCGGGCAAGGAATAGATGCAGCAAAATATGGCTGGAACGCCGCCAACTACTATTACTATAAGCACAAGACCGACCTTGCCGGAACAAAGCTCTATGGTCTTGTTGGCGGTGATGAACTGCTTGACCGCATCAACAACACCACCAATGACCAGATCCCGTCACTTGTTGCCGGTATCCTTGCCGATGATGAGTTTACGCCCGACGTGAAGTCGCTGGCCATGGACTACATCGGCAACCTTGTCAAGGAGCGCGGCTATAACGTCCGCATGTTTGACAACGCCAAAGACCTTGATCCCGAGCAGGACCAGGAAGAAGGCGAAACCATTGACCTTTCCTATCAGGAGGGTTATAACGCCAGCGATGAGGAGCAGGCAGGAGTGAAGGAGCGTGTGGATGTTGCGCGGGCCTGGTTGTATAATCTGGGCTTTGACGACAGCAATATTGCGAGCCTTGACAGCGAGGAGTACCGCAACGCCATGGCCGCCTATGACGGTATGTTGCAGCACGTTCAGGATGATGTTGACACCGCCATTGCCGAGAGTGACGCGGCTGTGGATCAGCAGACGCACCCCGAGACCGGTGCCGTGCACCATGCCGTGCTCAAGACTGGCGGCGAGGTGTGGGTAGTGGGCGGTAATGTCGCGCTCACCCCCGAGGGTAACATCGACATCGAGAACAGCGACGGCGACCTGATTGTGCTTGACCCTGCCACCGGTGGAAAGCGCATGATCCACATTAGCGACCTGGCGAGTGCCGACGAGCCCGTCATGGCTGACCAGCTGAAACAGGAAGCTGCGGCCACCATCCAGGAAACCATGGCCACTGACGCGAGCAACCGCATTGACGGCGTGCTGTCGTTCCAGCCCGGCGACGAATACACGTTACCGTTTGGCGAGGAGCAGCACACGATCACGATTATCGGCGATGCCGGTGACGGCGTGAATACCGTCGTCAGCGTTGACGGCGGCGAGCAGCAGCTCATGCCCATGCAGATGATCCAGGAAGCCGCCGACGCGCAGCGCGAGGCCCGCATTGCCGAGCAGGCAGCTATGGAAGCCGCAGCAGGAGCTGCGACACAGGAAACCGCCGAGCCTGTCGAGGAGGAGCAACCCGCAGAAGAAGTTACCGAGGAGCAGCCCGCCGAGGACGCTATGCCGATGAATGGTGACGAGGTGGATTGGTTTGCCACCAGTCCCGAGCGTGGGCACCGTTACCTGTATGAGGAAGCGGGATTGAGTCCCGAGGAAGCCGACGCGGTTGTCGCCAACAGTGTCAAAGACGCTGAAAAGGAACTGGAGAAGGTCAGCAAGAAGGCCCCGAAGCCCGGCAATGCCGCCCAGCTCAACAAGTACCGCGCCGAGAAAGCCGCCCATGAGCAGCAGGTAGCCGCGGCGCAGGCCGCTGTTGACTACTGGAAGGGCGTGCAGGCTGTACAGCAGCAGATACAGATGGATGCCGTGCGGGCGCAGGCTGAGGAGCGTGCTGCCCGTGACGCTGCCGAGCGACAGGCGGCTATCGAGGCAGAGGAGCAGTACCAGGCAGAGCAGGCGGCGAAGAAGGCTGAACAGGCCGAGCGCGGCCCGTTCAGTGCTGGTGCCGCCGTCACGGAGAAATGGAATGCCGCCCCCAAGGTGGACGGTGTGCGTGACCAGATCACCCTTGCCGACGGCACGGCTATTGCCGGTCACTATGTCCTTGTCGAGGCTGGAGCCGCCACGCCGAGCCATGATCCAGCCAACGGATGGAAGCAGAGCGAGGGCTTCCCCGTTGACGAGAACGGCGGCACAGTCAATGACCGTGACTATGAGCGCGACCAGGCGGCTCAGGAAATTACCATCCGCATGAGTGAGACCTACGACAGCAGGGCCGCACAGAGCATTCCTGTCGTCACCAGCGATGGTGTTGTGCTGTCGGGTAACGGCCGCACCATTGCCGGCGATCTTGCCGCACAGGCAGGCACCGACGGCGCCTACATCAACTACTTGAAGGAGTTTGGCGGCAAATACGGATTCAATGCCGAGCAGGTGGGTGCTTTGCAGCATCCGCGTGTACTGTTCGTTCCCGATGATGCCATGCCCTATACTCCTGAAACATTTGCCCGCTTCAACGCCCAGGAGATGAAGGGCCAGAATTTGACCGAGACAGCCGTCAAGCTGGGCAAGACCGTTGACGATGCCACCTTCAACGACGTGGTGGGCATGATCAACCGATATGACACGATGGCAGACTTCTATGCCGACGAGAGTGCAGCGACGCAGGCTATCAACCGTCTGTTGCAAGGCGGTGTCATCAACCCGATGCAGTTCGCCCAGATGTTTGACGGCGACAAGGTGAGTGGTCAAGGCAAGGAGATGTTAGAGAACTTGCTTCTGGGTAAGGCCTTCGAGGGCAACCCTGATGCCATCCGTCAGTTGACGGAGATGCCGAGTGTGCGCCAGCAGATTGTCAGTTCGCTGGCCGAGATCGCCAATAACAGCGCATTGAGTGATTATTCCCTTGAGGATGCCATCGCCCAGGCTATCAGTCTGGTGTATCAAGCCCGTAAGGGAGGCATCAAACAAGGCGACACCGTTACCAACTATGCCCGCCAGTTGAGCCTGTTCCCCAGCGAAACAGGAGCCACTGTGGCAGACTATCGCAATGCTATGGTATTGCTTCTTGGGGATATTCTTAACGGTAAAGCAAAGAATACTCTGAAATATATATTAACTTTGTACAATCGTAACGCAGCCGAAGCGGCATCAGGACAGATGGATCTGTTCAGTGGTGCTGTCAAGGATCCCGAAACGATTCTCAAAGAGACTATTGACTTCATCAATCAATCCAGCAAAAATGAGCTCAAACAAGAAATCAAGCAAGCCACAAGTGAGCGAAAAGCAGCAGCAGAGTCAGGAGGCGAAGCAGAAGGAGGCGAACAAACTGAGCCTGCTACTGAACGCAGTGAAGCAGGCCGAGGCACAGACGCCGCAGTAACCGAAGCAGCCGCGCAGACCGATACCAACCCGTCTGAGGGGCAGAAGGAAGCCGGGAACTACAAGAAGGGGCATGTCAAGATTGACGGCTTTGATGTCACCATAGAGCAGCCGAAGGGCAGTGTTCGCAGTGGCGTTGACGCTGATGGGCATGAGTGGAGCCAGGAAATGCACAACACCCACGGCTACATCCGTGGCACCGAAGGCGTTGACGGCGACCATATCGACGTGTTCCTGTCCGATCACCTGGATAACTGGAACGGAATGGTCTATGTCGTTGACCAGGTGAACAAGGACGGCTCGTTTGACGAGCACAAGGTGATGTACGGCTTCGACAGCGAGCAGGAAGCGCGTGACGCGTACCTGTCGAACTATGAGGAAGGCTGGACCGGCCTTGGCAATATTACCGGCGTTACCCGCGACGAGTTCAAGAAGTGGGTGGACAGCAGCCACCGCAAGACCAAGCCGTTTGCCGAGTACAAGAGCGTGAAGGCTGTGGAGGAGCCGACCGCCGATAACGGCGGCACGGCAGCGGCCAACGGGACATCACAGCATGAACTTGCCGCGATGCTTGCTGAGGAGTTTAAGGGCGAGATCGAGCAGGCTAAGGCGCGTGTCGAGATTGTTGCTGAGAGTGCTGAGGAAGGCGGGTTGGAGGCCGAGGCGAACGTGACGGTTGACGGCCAGCCGAGCAACATCTGGCTTGTCAGCGGCGCAGGCCGCACGATGGACGAATACTGGAAGCTGGTGTGTATCCATTTCCTGGACAGTGAGTGGCAGGAGATTGGCGACCTTGCAGATGCCTACAATGAAGCGCGAGGCAAGGAGGTATGCCACGACGATGCGGACGCGAAGCGTATCAACTTTGACACGATCGACGACGCTGTGGATTTTGAGCAGTGGCATGCCGAAAATGAGGTAAATCCTCAAAAAAATGGAGCTAAACGTGAAAAAGTCACGGAATCCGTTTCCAAGACACCAAATAGTGTCTCTCCTGTGCTGGAACAAGTGCGCAGGGTAAAAAGCAAAGTGCCTGATGCGCTTGTATTGGTGCGCATTGGCAATGAATATAATGCCTATAACGAAGATGCCGTTACCCTGCATGATGTACTGGGTGACGATGTGTCGTTTGCAGAAGCCAGGGAACGTGGTGTCACGCATTCGGCTGGTTTCTCCAAAGACAGCCTTGAGTCGTTGTTGCCGAAACTGATAAAGGCCGGGCACAAGGTTAGTTTGGTTAGTGGACTCGAAGCAGACGCCAAGATGTCGAAGGTGGAGAATGCCGGTGATGTCGCCGCTGCTGTTGCCGAGCGTGAGGCGGCGTTGCGAGACGGGCTGGTGGAGCTGCTGCGCGGTGCGGGTATCGAGGTGGTCACTGATGCCGAGGAGGGCCAGCGTGTGCTGGATGCGGTGAACGGCAGGGTGCAGGCGATGGGCTTTGCAAACAGCCGCGAGGAGTTTGATAACACGCGTGACCGCGCTGTTGCTGAGACTGGCATTGTGATGACTGGCCTTGCTGAGGAGGAGGTGACTGTGGTTGATGTCCCACGACATGACTTCACAGGAGTAGCTCCAATCAAGCAAGCGGAGGCATGGGGTAAAAAGAACCTTGTGACCCCCAAAGACAAGAAAGGGAATTACATTGATAAGCCAAAATTGAAAGACGGGACTGAGTATTCCATCAGTTCTAATGCTGTTGGAAAGTTTCTGTCAAAATCGGCTACAAAAAATAGTGATAACCTTGGGGTGCATTTGTCGGTATTGAAGAAATTGAAGGATGTTATTCATGAGAGCATAGAAGCTGAGGTGCATCCTGACTATAAAAAAGATGAAACAGGCAAGCGAGCCCCGAAGAACGGATATAATCCAGACTATCTTGTGCATCGGTTGTATGGTGCCGTGGATATCGATGGAAAGACTTACCGTGTTAAGACGACCATTATTGAGAATGGTAATGAATCGAGGAATTACCCCCACAGTTATGAGGTAACAGAAATCGAGTTGTTGGATGATTCGATGGCAGGCAGCGAAAGCCGCTCAGTCAACATTGGCCGTGAAGGTCACGACACGAAGAATCGTCTATCCAACAACTCGATTGTGGGTGCAAAGTTACTGCAAGGAGTCGAGAAATCCTACGATCCTGGCAAGAAACTGCTTGATGAGAGTGAAAAATCTACGGAAAGCGGTGTCACTGTCGTCACGGAAGTCAAGAAAAAAGGCGAAGTATTCAACGACTTTTATACAAACAAAAAAGCATCAAATCAAACCCCTCAGATGCCTAACGGCGACACGCCCGAAAGCGCGAGGACAAATGATAATGATGCCAATTCGGGTGCAAAGTTACAAAAAGTTGGCGACAGCGCAAGTGATGGCGGAGAAAAAGTGTCATCTGATGTGCTGTTTGATGGAGCGAAGAGGAAGTTTGGTGTGACCCATGACATCCGTGAGGCTGGTTACGTCCTGCCTGACGGGTCGATGCTGGACTTCAGCGGTCGTCATGAATTGGATCCAGGTACGGATTCGGGTTTCCTGAAAGGTCAACGCACGTTTGACCATCGAGGCATCAGCCAGATCAGTTTCGTCTATGACGAGAATGGTGATGAGGTTGACACGGGTCTTGAGACAACGATGCCGGATTTCATCGAGCGTGGTGCTATCCGTATTGACTACAATGCAGGCAACATCAATCTTGCTGTAGCACCGACGGCTGCTCAACGTCGGGTGTTGCGCACGCTCATTGCCGGGAATGGCGGTGATGTGCAGGTGGACTTCGGCAACGGTTGGGACAGCGATCACTATGCAGAGTATTCAGAGGCTAAGGCGGCTCGTGTGCTTGCCGACATTGACCGCTACTTTGGTGAGGGTATCAAGCCCCAGGGCGATTACCAGTTTTTCCGCACGGCGGACGGGACGGCATACGGCTTTGTGAAGGACGGGAGGATCTATATCGACCCGAGGATTGCCACCAGTGAGACGCCGATACACGAGTACACGCACCTGTGGTGTGCCGCGTTGCGGCGGGTGAATCCCGCGGCGTGGGCACGGTTGAAGGAGGCGTTGCTTGGGCAGAAGGACGTGGTGGATCATGTCAAGAAGCTGTACCCCGAGCTGGAGGGCGACGAGCTGATGGACGAGGTGTTTGCCCACTACAGCGGCCGCCGCGGCCGTGAGCGCTTGCAGCGAGAGCAGGAGCGAGAGTTGGCAAAGGCTAAGGGTATCTTTGACAAGGCGCGTGTGGTTGCTGTGTTTGACAGGATCAGGCGTGCGTTGGATAACTTCTGGTTAGCGGCCCGCCACCTGTTTGCTGGCAAGACCGAGGGTCTGGAGAAGCTGAGTGCTGAGGACTTTGCCGACATGGCGATGGCTGACCTGATGCGCGGGTTCAACCCGACGGAGGAGGTTCGCAAGCTGGATGCTGACGGTCGCAAGGCGGCGCAGTTGCGCTTAGTGACGGACGCCAATGCGATGACCGACACCTACCACACGGGCATCCGAAGGATTGACGACATCAAGACCTATGAGGAGGCGGTGGCCGAGGGAGAGGGCATCGGCAGTTATCCCGACTTCACCGAGGATGATGCGCGTGCCGCGTTGGATCGTGGCCGTGCCACGGTATATAGCAGCCATCCCATTGAGCCCGGTTCGTTCGTGAGCATGAGCCGCATGGAGGCAGAGGAGTATGCCGGCGGTGGCGAGGTGTATAGCCAGGAGGTGCCGTTGGAGGATGTGGCGTGGATCTATGCCAACGAGGGTCAGTATGCGCCTGTTGGTGACGGCGGCGGAGCCGCCGCCCACGGGACAAGTACGCAACGGACCGTACCGACGTTCTACTCTAATGCCGAGCGTGCCGTGGAGGGCGTGAAGCAGGGCAAGGCGAAGGCCGAGCAGTGGAAGGCTATGCTTACCAAGGCCGGCGGCATCAAGGCCGGTGAGGACAAGTGGATGGGCCTCAGCCAGTGGCTTGACGAGCACAAGGGCGAGACCTTGACCAAGGAACAGGTACTGGAGTTCGTTCGCCAGAACGGCGTGCAGATGGAGGAGGTGGGCTATAGTGAGGCACCTGATGACTTCGAGTCGTTGAAGCGGGAGTATGACCAGTGGCTGCATGATGAGGGGTTTGACTACGCACAGGAGCAGCTGCGTGAGCGTTTCGGTGACGATGCCGACATTGCCTTTGATGACCTGGGTGGAGAGTTGGTGGTCGCAAACGAGGAAGCGGCTGCCGCGGTTTTGGGTAGCGAGAATATCATCAACTCGACCAGGCTGGACTACACGACCGAGGGACTGGAGAATAAGCGTGAGATAGCGTTTGTGGTGCCTGATGTCGAGCCGTACCGGGAGGATGACGAGATCCACTTCGGCCCCGAGAACCAGGGCAGGGCGGTGATGTGGGTGCGCTTTGGCGCGACCACGGATACCGACGGCAACCGAGTGCTGGTGATTGACGAGATCCAGAGCAACAGGCACCAGGATGCGAGAGAAGGCGGGTACAGACCGAGAGAAGTCTATGAATTACGACGCAAGCGTGACGAGCTCAAGCCTCGTCTGAAAGAGCTGTCATCGAGGCTTCAAGGCGAGGGGATTACTGAGGAGCAGATTGCAGAATACCGTCGCTTGGGTGATGAGGATTATAGATTAAAGAACCAAATCATCGAATTGATTGCTTCATCCAATGGGTCTATCCCTGCCGCTCCGTTTGAGAAGAACTGGCATGAGGTGGCGATGAAGCGGATGCTGAGGCTTGCCGCCGAGGAGGGCTTTGACAAGGTGGCGTGGACGACCGGGATGCAACAGGCGGAGCGTTATGACATCGGGAAGCATGTTGACAAGATCGAGGTGCATGATCTGTATGACGGCATCCACGAGGTTGAAGGGTTCAAGAATGGAGTCGAAGTGTTCTCGCAGCAGACCGAGAACGGTGAGCAGGGTCTTGCCGAGCTGTTGGGCAAGGACATGGCACGCAAAGCCTATTCTAACCTTCACGAGGGCATGACGGACTATACCGACGAGAACGGCCGTGTGAGCTTCACGGGTGACAACCTGCAGATTGGTGGTGAGGGCATGAAGGGATTCTATGACCAGATGCTGCCGCGTTTCATGGACAAGTACGGCAAGAAGTGGGGTGTGAAGACCGGCGAGGTGACGTTGGCCACTCCTGGCCAGGAGGTGATGCACAGTGTTGACGTCACTCCCGAGATGCGGCGCAGCGTGTTGGAGCAGGGCCAGCCGCTGTTCCAGAAGGCGGGCAAAAAGAAATCACCCCAAGATGAACCGCAGGACTTAACCACTGTAATCGTTTCATCTCGAAGTGACGGCACAAAGATATATCAAAGTATCGAGACAGCCAAAAACAAACTGGAAAAACTGTCTCAGCAATACAAAGGCATCAAGAGAACGCGAGGTTTCTTGAGTGACTTGAATGCAGCACTTGGAAATGCTGAGAGTGGAAAAGAAAGTCATTACTTTACCATCGTAAAAGATGGTAAAGAGATTATAATTAGGACCAGCAACCATAACGTGAATGGTGAGAATGCAGACCCCGATTCGACAATGATCAGCGTCGTGATAAAGTCGCGCCGTGCTCCTAATAGTTTCCATGATGGCAAAGCTGACATTAAGGAGTACGTATATTTCAAGGAAAGAATCAAGGCAGCGGAAAGTGATGTACTGTCAATGATAGCCGATGGCATATCCGATTTGCTGGAAACAGGCCGCTTTGAGGATAAAACGGGAATTGCAATGTTGAATTCAACCTCTGACACTACCCTGACAAATGATGATGTGGCGGCTGGTGACGAGGTGTTGTTCAGGGAGCTGGACGATGAGGAGGATGCCGAGCTGATTGCCGAGCTGGAGGGCGGGCCGACGGTTACGACCTACAGCACCAAGATCAAGGTCGATGGCGGTTACATCCCGCCGATGTCGTCGAAAGACAACGAGACCGGCAAGATGCGCAAGCCCGAGCGCGAAGGCACATGGAATGAGGCCGAGGAACGTCCGGACATGGCCTACTTTGACGAGAAGTCGGGCAAGTGGAAATTTGACTTGAAGAAGTCCAACAACAAGACCACTGGCCATGTGGACTACAACCCCTACGGTCACTCGGGCAGCGGCATGTTGAACGACCAGTTCAGCGAGGCTCAGAGCCGCCCCGACCTTGTGGTTGTTGAGATGGCTGTGCCAGAAAGCGAGGTTACCAGTGGCTACAAGGCCGAGAAGGCCAATGATCCTGTCGGCTGGAAGCCGTGGAAGGCCGGCCCTATCACCGCAAAGATGACCGGCACGCGCCAGGTGATGCTGTCGCGCTGGCACAAGATCACCCGTGAGGTGCCTTGGCCCGAGGTCGCTCAAAGCGTTGCGCGAGACCTGGGCAACCAGTTTGACGTGTTGCCCACCAACACATTCCCCGTACAGCTACGAGCCGAGCTGGAGAAGCTGGGTTATCACTTCATCGAGACCAACAACAAGGGCGTGATCCAGGAGGGTCCCTATAAGGGCTTGACGTGGACAGACCGTTACTATGACATCAATCCCGAACTTGACAAGCGCAAAGACCGCAAGAAGCGTGCTGCCCACACGGCGGCAGTGGTACGCGCTAATAGCGCGCAATACACTGACAATGCTGAGGCGAGGTTGCGTGAGGCGTTGGTGGAGGGTGGCCGTTTGGCGATCATCAACCAGGGCGGCAAGTGGCGCATTGAAGGTATGCCTGGCGAGTTCGGCTCCCGCTATGCCGCCATTGACGAGTGGCGCGAGCGTGCCGCTGGCAATGTTGTGTGGTACCTGAGCGAGGACGGTGACTACATCGAGGTCGAGGGTAACGGGGACATGTACGAGATGGTATCTCGCACTACCACGACCAGCGGGCGCAAGCAGCGTGAGCGTATGGCACGTCAGCAGGAGGCCCGTAGCAGGCGTGGCCGTGAAATGGTTGACGAGCTGGCCGATAAGCTGGGTATCAAAGTGCGTTATGTTGAGGACATGAGCGAACAGGAGCGCGCCCAGTTCATTGACCGCCAGTTGCGCGGCAAAGGTTGGTACAACCCGCGTACCGGCGAGGTATTCATCAACCTGGGTCGCCATACCAGGCTGTATGACATCCTTTCCACCTTCTTGCACGAGACCGTAGCGCATAAGGGCCTGCGCCGTTTGTTCGGCAAGGACTTCAACGCATTTGTTGACAATGTTTACAACAACGTGAATAAGGGCATACGGGCCGAAATCGGCCGTATGGCTGAGGAACAGAAACGGCGTGCCACTGAGGCGCAGCGTGCCCGCCATGACGACGAGCACTGGCGCCGCGTCGCCACCGAGGAATACATGGCGAAGCTGGCCGAGCGTCTTGACCTCAACCACCCCGAGCAGCGGACGTTGTGGGAGAAGATTAAAGGTTTCCTGCTTGACAAGTTGAGAAAGATCGGTGTGACGGTTGCGGACTCGTTGAGCGACAATGACCTGCGCGGGATTCTGTGGGAGAGCTACCACAGCATGGAGAGTGAGGGCGTGATGGGCTATGCCAAGGGCGTAGCGTTCCGTGACCAGATGGAGCGCGAGGCGAATAACCGCGGCGGGAGCCGCGGCACAGGCGACACTGCCATCGCTGCCGAGCCGCAGGCACAATACACGGGTAGCCTGTTTGACATGCTGCCGCAGGCCGGTGCCTGGGCCCGCATGATGTCGAACATGAGCGAGCGCGAGCTGTTCAAGGAGATTTCCCAGGACGGCCCCAACGTCACCAGCAGCTACACCGACGAGTATGACCGTCGCCATATCAAGGACTACAACCGCGCCTGTGACGAGATCCAGGCACGGCTGGAGCGTGAACTGCCCTACGCCGACCGCCTGTTGGAACTCTTGCAGGATGCCGTCGCCCAGTGGGAGGACGGAGCCTACAAGGACGAGCGCCGCAGCGGTGTGCTTGCCGCCATTGACACCATCAGCCGCGCGCTCGACGAGGAAGGCGCAGAGCTGCCGAGCGTTGAGGACGATAACCTGTACCGAGACGAAGATATTGACTGGGACGCGCAAGCCAGCAAGGAGGAGCTTGCAGAACATCTGCGTAACATCCCCGACCGAGTAGGTATCAAGCCCAGCGGTATCACAACCACGATCAGCGATGATAGCGATTTGGAAGCATTGCGTGGTGTTGTAGAGGATGCGTTGTATAAAGACATCGTAAAGAACTACAACAATCCCAAAGTGTTCGGTTGCTACGATCATGAAAGTGGAATGATTATAGTTTTCACCAACAAGGTTGGCACAAGAAAAGAAGCCGAAAGTACCTGGTGGCACGAGAAAGGTCATTTGGTATATGACGCCCTTTCTCTAAAAGACAAGGAAGAATGTGGCCGTGCCGCAATGGATTGGCTACACGACCATGGGCACCTCACCGACGACCAATACAACCACTACAGCGACGCCGATAGAGGTACGGAGGGTGCCGCATGGTTGGTGAAATACCTGTTTGAGAATTTTGGAACTGACGGTATTCTTTATGGAAATTTCACCGGTAACGGAAAAATTACTAAATTAGCAGCCGCAATACAAAACTATCTTAAGAATGGAGAAGAAAACGATAATAATCGACTTCGACAACCAGCCGATGGCCAAGGAGCCAATGAAGGGCGAAGTCAGGCGTTTGGTACGGGAGCCCAAGGACCAAGAGGACGACTCAACCAAGAAATAGGCGACGTCGATGATGGTACAATAGGCGCGTATAACCGCGCAGTTAATACTATTGGCAAGGTTGTCAATGTGGCTGGCCGTGATGTCAAGCCACGCATGACGCGTTACAACTTCCAAGAGGCGTTCCAGGATGCAATCTTAAGTGTAAAGAAATTACAGCAGGTGGTTTGCGAGGCCCATGGCCTTGATAAGCTGCCGAGCAAAGAGGATGCCTGGACTTACGAAAACCGCCTTAGCAGCATCAACATGCACGCAAGGAAGTACTTCATCGAGAAGCTGTATGAGCCGATGATGAAGGCGCACGATAAGTTAGTCAAGCATGGCGCGACAGTTGATGAAATCACCGAATATGTAATTTGTAAGCATGGTTTAGAGCGTAACCAGGTATTTGCGGAGCGTGATGCACAGCGCGACGCTGATGAGATCGCCCGCAATGGTGGTGTTCCCGACATCGACGCATTGCGCGACCAATACCGCCAGCGTGATTATTCAGGACTTACAGCTATTACCGGTCTTGACAATATTGCCGACATCGAAGCCGACGCCCAACGTCGTGTCGATGAGTTTGAGCAAAAGCATGGCCAGTTGTGTGATGAGCTGTGGTCGCGTATCAACGACGCAACCAAGTGGACGTTACGCAGGAGCTACGATGGTGGCATGATGAGTGCGCAGACTTACATAAAGGTGCGCGACATGTTCCAGCATTATGTACCCTTGAGAGGCTGGGATGAGACCACAGCCGAAGATGTGTATGACTACATAATGGGCGATCGCGGCGCGTTCAATGGGACGCTTAAAACCGCAATGGGGCGCACCAGTCTTGCCGATGATCCGTTTGCCACAATAGGCAATATGGGCGAGAGTGCCATAGTTCAAGGCAACCGCAACCACTTGAAGCAACACCTGTGGAATATGGCAACACAACACCCGACCGATGTGTGCCAGGTGCGCGACATGTGGGTGGTCCTTGATGCACAGGGCGAATGGATTGCCGACTTCCCCGAAATCCCCGAGGATGCAGATGCGGACACTATTGCCATGATACTTGACGATCACGAGACGGCTATGCTTGATCTTGAAAGCCAAGACCTCGCCAAGCGTGTACGCAATAATCTGGACGTTGGTTACAGGATTGACCAGCGCTACATCCCCGAACATGCTGTAGTGGTTATGATGAATGGCGATCGCCATGTGGTCTATATCAATGGCAATCCCAGGGCGGCACAAGCAATCAACGGCAATCTAAGTTCTGACAAGGGCAGTAAGAATGCTATCCGCAGGCTTGTTGACTTCATATTTAAGGATACGAGACGATATTACAGTAGCGTTGTTACAAGCTACAATATCAACTTCTCTGGGGCAAACTTCGTCAGGGACTTGCCTCACGCCTACGCTATGACGTTCACCAAATACGGCTGGATAAAAGCTGCGAAGTATATTGTAAAGTCTTTCCAGTGTATCCCTTGGGTGATTAAAAACCAAACAGGCCATAGCGGAAACAGTAACATGGATCAGTTATTCCGTGAGTTTGTTGCCTATGGCGGCGTTACTGGCTATGCCCACATCAACGACATTGACAGTTGGAAAGCCGACAACCGCAGACGCATGGCACGTCTTAACGCTCTCGGCAAAGGTACAGTAGGAACGCTGAAAGGGATTAAGGCCGTAATTCATGCTGTAGGATGGTTCAGCGAGACGTTGGAGCTGATACCGCGTTTCACGACATATTGCGCAAGCCGCGATGCGGGGATGGACATCCAGCAGAGCATCAAGGAGGCCAAGGATATCACGACCAACTTCAACAAGAAAGGCACCGAGATGACGCCGGGCGTGTGGGGCGCAGTGGCAAACGTGTTAAGATATGAGGAGATGTTCTTTAACCCGATTGTGCAGGGCATGTACCAGTGGTTTGATGTGGCGAAGGACAGCAAGGCGGCAAAGATGCGACTTGCCGGTGTGATGTTATGGATGCCAGTAATGGGAGCATTGGTGCCTTATCTTAACCAGTTCCTGCTTGCGGCTATTGGAGGTGACGACGATGATGATTACTTCCTGCAGAACGAGTTCACCCGCCGCCAGAACATGCTCCTGTGGACAGGCAAGGGTTATGCGAAGATCCCGATTGCTCCCGTGTTCCGCGAGCTTTACGGTATTGGCGAGACCATTGCGACCCGTATGTGTGGCCGAATTGATGACAGGAAGACGGCCACCGACCTCGTTGACCAGCTTCGTGCAGCCTTCTCACTTGAGGGTCAGTCGAGCTACAGGGAGTGGAGCTTTGCCCGCGCTGCATTCCCCGACCATTATGGGCCCATTATTGACATCATGAACAACGAGAACTTCACGGGTAAGTCGTTGTGGTATGAGAGTGAGTGGACCAAGAATAAGCCCGAGTACACTAAAGCAAAGGAGAGCACATGGTCACCTCTTGTTGAAGCGTCAAGGAAAATCAACGGCTGGCTTGGCGGTGATGATGACATAAAGGCCGACGCAAGCGGCAAGTGGCTCAATCCAGTCGTGTGGCAGCACTTGTTGACGAACTACGGCGGCGGTTTTGCCCAAGTGATTGGCGACGCTTCTTCCACCATCAATAATTTGGCTCATGGTGAACCGACCGACGTCAGCCAGTGGCCTATTGCCAAGCGTTTCTATACACAACCTACTGAGAAGCGTGCTAATTGGGCACGTTATGGAATTTATAAACAGTATGAGGTTGAGTTCAACAAAGCCAAGGATAAATTTTCTGCTTTGAAGAAACGTGGTTTAGCGCCATTGGAAATGGCCAAGGAAATCAGTGAATTTGCCCAGCGGCACCCCAAGGCTGTAGGCGTTTATGCTTCCTGGAACGGTGGTATCAATGGAGCAGACTATGTGCAGAAGCTGAAAGATCTGCGCGAGAAAGGCGACGATGCCGCCTATTGGGCCACACTCAAAGAAGCTGTAGAAAAAGCTGACTACGCTATGCGCACAGGCTATGCAAGGGCTTGGGAGCAGAAGCGGCCAAGTCGCCCAGAGTTTCTTGACGATGATGAGTTGCGCAACACTTTCGACAATTCAGAAAATGACAGTGTGCGCGCTGTGATGGCCAAGGAAATTGCCACACGTCAGGGCGTGCAGGATTATTTTTCCCATGATCCTTATGAGAACTATGGCGATGAAGCAGCGACTTACTGGAACGCATACAGGCGTTTGCGTCTCAGCGAGGATGTTGTTGAGGACGGAAAGGCGTCAATGCTTCTTGACGACAATGAAAAAGAAGTCCTTAAGAAGATCAAGAAGCAGCTTGGCCAGGGTGGAGACGATGAGCAGATCATGGACGAGTATCGCCGCGAGCGTCGCAGACTCATAGAGGAACACGACAATGAGTAACGAGTTAACGGATAAACGGAAATAACGGCTCCAGCTATTTTATTTTGCAGGACAAAACTATACTACGATGGCAAAACAAGAGAAGATAAGGAGATTGAGCAGGGTTAAGCCTGTCGAGTCCGACAGCGTGCAAGCCGCCAAGAAGCGCACCAATGATCACGGCCGTGCCATTGAAGTGCTGATGGAGGCCCAGCACTATTGGGACAATATGGCGTACTTCCGCTACGAGCGCAAGCGCAACAAGGACTATTGCTACGGCAAGCAATGGGACGATATCATTACGGTTGACGGCGAGCGAATGACCGAGGCCGAGTACATCCGTCGCCAGGGCAGCGTGCCGCTGAAAAACAACCTGATCCGCCGCTTGGTGCGTAACGTCTTGGGAGAATATTACAAGCAGAACACCGAGCCGACGTGTTTTGCCCGCGACCGCAAGGAGCAGATATATGCCGAGTGCAATACCGAACTGTTAGGTTACAATGCCGACGTGAACGATTTGGAGGTCAACGAGTCACGCTCGTTTGAGGATTTCCTAATCGGCGGCCTTATCATTGCTCGCGTCCGCTTCGGATGGGACGAGGAAGGAGCCCAGGATGTATGGGTAAACCATGTCGATTGCGACAATTTCTTTGCCGATAGCAATATGCGCGACTTCAACGCCAAGGACGTCACTTGTCTGGGCGAGATCCACGACATCAGCAGAGGCACCTTGCTTCACCGCTTCGCCAAGAGCCCCGCCGACTACAAACGGTTGACGGAGATCTACGGCGCCGCGGCCGACCGCGACTACATGGGTGAGTGGTACGAGCAGTTCGGCTATGACCAACACAGGATGGCCTGGGATTTCCTGTTTGCCGACAACGGCCGCTGCCGTGTTATTGAGGTATGGCGCAAAGAACAAAAGCCCCGCATCCGTTGTCATGACCTGAACACCGGCGAGCTGTTCAAGATCGAGGTCGAGGACTACCATGATATGGTGGAGGTCGTGAACGAGCGCCGTCTTGCCCAGTGCCGCGAGGCCGGTATTCCCGATGAGGAAGCCCCGCTGATAGATGCCGGACAGTTGTCGAATGACAGTGATTTGGGATGGTTCATGGACAACTACTGGTACTACTACATGCTTAGTCCCATGGGTGACATCCTGGAAGAAGGCGAGACGCCCTACGACCACAAGAGCCACCCCTACGTGTTGAAAGCCTATCCCTTCATCGACGGCGAGATCCATTCGTTTGTCAACGACGTTATCGACCAGCAGCGATACGTCAATAGGCTTATCACCATGTATGACTGGATCATGCGCGCCAGTGCCAAGGGTGTGTTGCTCGTTCCCGAGGACTGCCTGGGCAACGTGTCGTTGAAGGATGTTGCCGAAACGTGGTCGTCGTTCAACGGTGTGCTTGCTTTGAAGATGAAGCCCGGCGCACCAGTACCGCAGCAGATCAGCGCCAATGCCGTCAATATCGGCATCGGCGAATTGCTGAATATCCAACTGAAATTCTTCGAGGACATTTCTGGCGTGCATGGCGCTATGCAGGGCCGTGCGGGCAACAGCGGCGAGAGCGGCACGCTGTACGCGCAACAGGCGCAGAACGCCGCCACTTCGTTGCTTGACCTGTTAATGGTATTCAGCAGCTTCCGCAAGCAGGTTGCCTACAAGTCGTTGAAGAACATTCTTCAATACTACGACGACAAGCGTATTATGGAGATTGTGGGCTACAGGCCCGGTGTGGAAATCACCCCCGACCGCATCCGCAACGTCAAGACCGACATCCGCATTGTCGAGAGTACATCTTCGCCCGGCTACCGTCAGTTTGCCAACGAGTTCCTTATGGAGATCTGGCGTGCCGGTCAGATCACGCTGGAGCAGCTGTTGGAAAACGGTTCATTCCCCTTCGCCGACAAACTGTTGCAGTCACTCCAGGCCAACCAACAGGCCATGCAGGAGGGCCAGCCCGTTCAGGGTATCGACCCCGCACTGTTGCAGCAGGCGCAGCAGGGCGTGAACATGAACGCCGTCAACCGCGGCTACGACATGCTGATGAACGCCAGCCGCCAGGCAGCGTAACGAGACGACGGCCGAGCCGTCGCCCACACAACACAGGAAACCGTGGCAGATCGTCACGGTTTCTTTGTTACATGATGGTAGCTTCGCTGATGGGCTTGTAGGAGGTTTGCCGCTGTGACGAGTAGTTGACGATGCGCGGCCAGTCCATTTTGGTATAGCAGATCCACATGCCGATGGCGCGTGTCATGAGTATATCATCGTGGTAGCCGTCGGGCGCTTCATAGCCGCCGTTTTCAGTCTCGATATATACCGCGTATTCGTCCAGGCACCGCTCGTCGCGCTCGGTGTATAGCTGTTCACGGACGACGGTTTTCAGATGGTGGATGATCGTGCCCTTGGTGAGACGGTTGGTATGGAAGCCGTATTTTACCGGCGGTTTCTCGCGCACATCGTTGCTCGTGTTGTCGGACTCACGGGCATACAGGTTATCATAGACATCGCGTATCAGCGTAAGGATGTATTCAGCCTCGCTGCGGGTGTTGTTCGTCTCGAGGGTGTTGCTCTCGATCACCAGGTGGGCATGGTTGTAGTATTCGGCCACTTGCGCCGCCTTCCACGCCAGCCGGTCCATTTCGATGTGCCCGCGCCACTGTGCCACCAATGAAGGCGGATCACCGTCCATCATCCATATACGATCAAAGACCGCTATCACCGCGAAGTCCGCCTTTGCCGACAATCCCTTGCAGACATCGACGACGACCAGGTAACGGTTAGTCACCTTCTCGTCGGGCTCGTCGGGCTCCACGTCAGACCATATCCATAGCTGGCCGTTTTTCTCCTTCCTGAATTGCAGGTGCTCCAGCGCCTCGGCGCCGCTGTCCCATTTGCCGTATATCTCACCGATGTATTTCGGCGGCTTGCAGGACGGCCTCAACTTATCAATATCATCATCCGAGAACACTTTACGTCCGGAGAAAGTAAACGCTTCGATGTCGTTGGAAGGGCACTCGCTGGCCATGTCGCCATGGTCGGAGTATTTGCTGCGCTCCAGTATGTACCAGTTGATCGCTTCAAGCGTCGCCCCGCACAGCCACAGCCGCCACAGGTAGGTGCCGGGTTCCTCGCGGTCGGAGTCAACGCTCTCGCTGTCGCGGTTGCCGTACAGCCATTTTGCAAATTCCGCACGTTGCTTTTCGCTTTCAAACGGCGTGGTGTTCTGCTCGATCTCATACCAGGAAATAAACATGGCCTCGTACTGCGACTTTCCTTTTTTCGCGGCCAGGTATTCCTTATGGAAGAAGTTGCCGGTACCGTTTGCCGTGCTCTCATAGACGACCATGGTATAGGGCTTGTAGAGCATACCCGACGTTGCAGATCGCACGATCTCCTCGGGCGTCTTTCCTTCGGTCTCCTTCCACAGTCCCACCTCGGTCAGGTGCACCAGGTTATAGTCACCGCCACGTGCCGAGTTGGGTTTCTCGGCGGTACCGATCTTGATTTTGCAGTTACGTTGAGGTATGCGCTGTATGTTTCCGGTCTTTCCGACGCCCACCAGCTTAGGCTCGCGGTCGTCGTATTCCTCGCCCATGCGGTACATCATCCGCACCGGGTAATGCTCGATCATGCGGTCGAACATGTCCTTTACCTCGGTTGACGAGTCCTTGACGTGGCCGACGATGAGCGAGTTAAGGCCGTGCTTGTGCACCAGCTGCAGCCAAGCCATGTAAAGCTGTGTCGCCGTCGAGCCGCCCCACTGGCGCGCTTTAAGCAGCACCAGTCGTATAGGCTTGCCCGCCAGCCGCATCTTCTCCAGCCGTTCAATGAGTTTGCGCTGCGGCCTGTTGAGTTTGAAGTGAATGTCCTCGCCGCCGCCTTTGGGTTTGATGAACACATAGACCGCTGCCCAGAAGGGGAAGTCGTAGCGTGAGCGCATGCGTATGAACTGCTCCACGACCGCCTCGGCTGCTTCCTGTGTGTAGTCGCAGTCCATTTCCTTGTCGAGAAACTTTTCTATCGAGCCGCAACGGACGAGCTGCTTCACCAGCGGTATGTCCATCATCCTTATCGGCAGCCATTGTTTGGTGAAAGGAAAGTCGCTGATTTCCACCAGTACGCGCTCGCCGATGGACCCTTCGCCGGTCACGGGATTAAACTTCGCGTTGATCTCCGCATTGCGCCGTGCGTTCTCGGCGATGATGGCCGCGACGGGATCATTGACGACGGCCGAGCCGTCGCCCACAGGACACGTCACTGTATTTTTCTTTTTTCTCATCGCCTGATCTTGTGGTTATGGATGCGGCGGCGTTTGCGTATGCGCGAGATAATCACCTTGGCCGATCCAGGAGTAATGTAAAACTCGGGCGCGGGCTCCGCCACCACCTGCTCGGTGAGTATGGGTATTGAGAGCTGCGGGTAGTTCGCTTTTAGCTTCATGACGCGGCGGTAGATCTCGCGGAACATCTTGCGTTTGAGCGGGCGCATGTGCTCCAGCTCGTCGCCCTTCATCATGTTATAGATCACGATGGCGGCCCTTTCGGACGTCACCCAGAAGCGTTTTGACGGACTGCTGACCACGGCGTTAAGCACTTCGGGCAGCAGGATATGCGGTCGTCCCGCCAGTTCCTGTTGGAAAGCGCGCATCAGGTCGTCGTCGCGCTCATGCTGTAGTTGTGATATGGTGCCTTTTTTCTTCATCGGTTGGAGGAGTTAATGCGGGCCAGCACAATCTCTTGCCCGCTCATACAAATTTAGCCATGCTCGGTTAACAGATAAAGAAGCCGCCCGAAATAGCGTGGGTAATTTTGGGCAAGAAAATAATCCGCAAAAATTCGATAGCAATGGCAGAAGCTAATAATCAAGAAGTTAAGAGCAGGCGCGACGCGCTGCGCGAGCGTATGCTCAAACGCAACCCCGAGCTCAATGTCGATGATCCCGAGGCATATTCGGGCGGAATTTCCGACTATCTCGACGAACTCGACGGCCAGTTGAGCGGGTATAAGGAGCGCGAGGAGAAGTTTACCAACATGTTCAATGCGGATCCTCGCAGCGCCCACTTTATCACCAACTGGCACCAGGGCAGCGATCCCGCTGTAGAGCTTGTCCGCCAGTTCGGCACCGGCATTAAGGACGCCATTGACGATCCAGAACGTCAGGAGGAGATTGCCGCCGCCAACAAGGAATATGTCGAGCGTGTCGCCAAGAGCAAGGAGTTGGAGGAGGAGTTTGACAAAAACCTTGACACCACCCTTGAAACCGTTGACGCTTTCCAGCAGGAAAACGGATTGAGCGACGACGAGGTTGACCAGGTAATGGCCTTCCTTGAAAACATCATGCTTGACGGCATTGTCGGCAAGTATTCCCGCGAGAGCATGGAGATGGCCCGCAAGGCTCTCAACCATGACACCGATGTGGAGGACGCCGCCCAGGAAGCCGAGGTGCGCGGCAAGAACACCCGCGTGAAGGAGGAGCTGCGCAAGCGCAAAGATACTGACGGTATCAGCGCGCTTGACGGCACGCCCAACACGCCGAAGCAACAGCGCCCGAAGTCCATTCTCCAGTTAGCGAGGGAAGAAGAAATCGGCGCGTAAGAAACGATAACAAACAAACGATAATATTAACCATTTAAAAGACAAAAACAATGGCAGAAGTTAGTGTACAGAACGCTGGCGATCCCAATGTCGCCACGAACCCTGGTAGCGCAGGACTGCAATCGCAGATGCCTGGCCATCCCTCGACTGTCAGCGAGATCGCAGGTGCAACCGGCGGTATTGATGCTGGCAATCTTGTGGAAGTTGACGTCGATAAGGAACTCTTTGAGTTCCATAAAGACGATACCCCGCTGTTGCAGCTTGCGCTGCTGGCGAAGAAGAAATCGGTCAAGTCCCCCGAGGTTGACCACTACGCTTTTGACGAGGAGCGCGCCGTGCTCACCACCAAATCTCCTGGTGTGTCTGCTAACAGCAGTTCGACCAACGCTTTCACCCTTCCCCTGGTTGACACCGACAAGGCTGTCCCCAACAAGTATGACACCATCCTTGTGCAGGGCGTTGACGGCTACGACGAGACCGGCCAGAACACCACTCCCGGCAGGTACCTGATGCTGTATGTTGTTGACAAGGACAACAACGGCCCCAAGGTTATCGCCGTGAACGGACCTCACGCCAACACCCCCGGTGCTCTTTGCACCCAGCCCGCTATCCCTGCTGGTAAGAAGTGTATCCTTCTTGCCAACGCCGTTAGCGAGACCCGTTGGCATGTACCCCCCAGCACGAGCGTGCCTCGCTCAAAGAGACTGTTCTGCCAGAAAACCGTCATGAACCGTCTGGTTTCTGACTATCTGAAGGATCAGAAGTTCCGTATCAGCTTCCAAGGTCAGCTTGCCGAGCACCAGGTAGCCGAGTTCAAGCGCGACCTCAACCGTTCACTGTGGGTAAGCCAGATGGGCAAGTTCACCGTTGACGAGGGCGAGGCTGGTTTGCAGACCGTTTACTCGATGATGGGTGTCCGTTGGCAGGTCAACCGCGAGTATGAGCACACTGGTCGTTGGACCTACGCCAAGTTGGTCGGCCTGATGAAGCTGTTCTACACTGGCGAGGACGTTCCCAACACCTGCACCCTGCTTGCAGGTAAGAACCTTGTCGAGTCGCTCCAGCTGATCGACTTCAAGGATCATCCCGAGGTGACTATTGAGCTCACCCACCACCCCGTAGGCTGGGATGTGACCAAGATCCATACCGCCTTCGGCGACATGCTGATCAAGCGCGAGCCCACCCTTGACACCTGCGGTTACAGCAACAGCGGTCTGCTGCTTGGCAACAACCGTCTTGTTACCTATGAGCGCACCACCGAGCACAAGGAGAATGACCGCGTAGAAGGCCACGAGGCAAGCCGTGAAGGCCTCATCAAGTGGCTTTGCGTTGGCTTGAAAGGCTCTTGCCACATCTGGATTGATGGCGAGGAGGAGCAAGGCGGCGTAGGTACTGTCATCCACATGTGGGATGAGACGAGCTCAGGTGCTTCCGTTACTCCCGGCTTCGACGACGTGAACAACGGTGAGGTTTATTACTTCATCAACGAGACCACGTTGAAGAGCTACAAGAAAACCGGCACTGGCACTCCTGCTGACAACAGCAGCAGCGTAGCTCCTGTTACGGCCCAAGAGGGCACCATGTGGAAAGCCGTCAAGACCACCACGACTGAGAACAGCACCACCGTTGTCACTCTGACGTGGGAGGAGTACACCGGTGAGATCGACGGTTAACCGAGATCACTCTATAAGCGAAAGACAGTGGCGGTATGGCACAATGCCACGCCGCCACTAATCATTAAAAACCGATACAAAACAATCAAACAATGGTACACAAAATTTATGGAGTGCTCAATCTCATTGATTGGACTGTAAACATCAAAGCCGGAAAGGCTACATTGCGAGTTCACTTCACTGGCGGCGCAACTACTGCACGCGGCCGCGTCCCTGCCACCTACGCAACATCAGATCCTGTTAAGCAGGCCATTATCGAGAAAAGCGACTACTTTAAGAGCCGCCACATCTTTGTGGTGGACTCCATGGAAGTCCCCGATGACGCAGCAGCGAAAGCCCGCAAGGCGAGAGAGGCTGCCCGTGTTGAGGCTGCCCGCGCTGAGGCTGCCCGTGTTGCCGCGCCCAAGTCATTTGACAAGAACCCCAAGGAGGAGGACGAAAGTCCCAAATTACCCGCAGGGGATCCTGTCGGAGAGCAGGGTGAACCTGGTGAACCTGAAGCCGAGCCTGCGACCGAGGAGAATGGCGAAGTCCCCGAAGCTATTACCGTGTCGAGCCTTGACGATGCAAAGGACTACCTGAACGAGCACTTTGGTATCGCCAAGAGCCAGCTCCGCAGCCGCGCCGCCATTGAGGAGCACGCCAAGGAGCACGGCGTAGTGTTCTTTTTCAAAAACGCCTAACGCCCTGGGACGATGGAATACTTGGTGAGTGACATTATCAGGGAGGCTAAGGTCGCCATTGACGAGAATGTGAGCAGTGACGCGCTGACGGCTCTCGGCGACCTTGACACGCTGACACTGGACGAGATCATCCGCTCGAAGGTGGAGGACGCGGCGCGCCTTGTTGAGGAGGGTGCTGCGCACTACCTGCTGGACGGCGGCCAGAACTTCGGCGGTGCCATCTACTGGCAGGGCGATGTCGAGGGCTACGGTGCGGGCCACCTGGATCTGCCCGACGACTTCATGCGTCTTGTCACCTTCATGATGAGTGACTGGGACTATCCCGTCACCGTCGCTATCACCGAGGAAGATCCGCGTTACCCGATGCAGGCGAGCCGCTACGGCGGTGTCCGCGGCAATCCGCAACGCCCTGTCGTGGCCATTACCCATGGCCAGGGCTCGTCGGCGTTGCAGCTGGAGTTCTATTCGTGCACGGCGGGCCCCGGCACGCACATCCGCGTCGCCCGTTACCTTGCCGTGCCGAAGGTGAGCTCTACCGGCCGCATCAACCTGTGCGAGAAGCTGAAACGCGCTGTGGTGTACCGCCTGGCGAGCATGACGGCCGCCATTGTCGGCGCGCCCGACGTCGCCGCGGTCCTGCTGGGCACCAGCAATGAGCTGGCGGGTATCGTTACGGGCTGATCGCCCGCACTACAACAACATCAACAATCATCAAGCAAAACACTTATCAACAATGGCATTGTTATTAAATAATCTTGGGACTTATCCGACGATAGAGCAGGTGTGGGCCGACCATCCCGAGGGTGGCCGCGAAGGTGACTATGTAGTCATTGGCAGCAGCACCTACTACTGGGACAAGTACTCACGTTGCTGGGTGCAGTCCAGCGCCACGCCTTCCTCAGGAGGAGGCGGCAGCCAGCTCATCGACGGCGACTTGACCGTCACGGGCGACCTTGGCGTGGGCGGCGATGCCGTGATCAACGGCAGGCTAATCGTCAACGGCCAGGAGGTTGTTCCCGGTGCAGGCGGTGGCGGTGGTGACACCGGCACGGCGCAGCTGGCGTTCAAGTCCATCGTGTTCAAGCGCAGTGACGGCCGTCCCAACGCACCGACGGACGGCGCCTTCGGTAATCCCGTTCCCAACGGTTGGTATGACAGTGTTCCGCAGGGCACTGCTCCTATCTGGATGTCGAGCCGGTACTTCACCAGCGACAACCAGCGTCCCGTAGGTGTCAACAATGACAACTGGAACGTATGGAGCACGCCCGCGTTGATGAGTGACACCGAGGACTTTGATGTCGAGTTTTCGCCCGCCGCTACGACGAGTGTTCCCACCGCGCCGATTGACGGTGTGAACACGCACGGCGGCAGCGGTGATCAGCTGTGGTTTGATCCCGTGCTTGACCCGACGGCCAACTGGTCACAGATGAACTGGATGGCGACGCGCAGCAAGTACGTCAATGACAGCGGCAACGAGACCTGGACGCAGTGGAAGATCATCCTTATCAAGGGTGAGCCCGGCGAAGCAGGTAATCCCGGTGCCAACGGTGACGGCTTCCGTTGCGTGTATGCCAAGACCACGGGCTTAAGGCCCACGATCACCAGCCAAGGCTACCCGCCAACGGGCAGCACGACCTGGTATAAGAGCGTGAGCCAAATCTCGCTCTCCGTAGGTGACGTGCTGTGGATGGCCGAAAAGCGTTGCAACGACGGTGTTTGGGGCAACTGGGGCACTCCTGTGCGCATCAGCGGCACCAACGGAAGTGACGGCCAGCCTGGCACTCCTGGCACGCCCGGTGCTGACGGTGCGGACATCGAGTTTATCTACAAGCAAAGCAACTCTTTGCCCGGCGCGAGCGACACCGCTCCCACCAGTGTCGATGAGGACGACGATGTTCCCGAAGGCTGGGAGGACAACCCCAGCGGCGTTGACCTGTCTCACAAGTACGAATGGATGTGCCAGCGCACCAAGCCCGCAGGCCACAACCAGTCGTGGGGCCCGTGGATCGGCCCGTTTGTGTGGAGCGCCTACGGTGAGCAGGGTATGGACGGTGACGGTATCGAGTACATCTACCGCAACGACCTTACCAATGTCAATGCCGTAATCGCCAACCCGAGCTATCAGTACACGAAACCAGACCCCAATAATCCCTTATTGACGCAGAATGTCCTTCGCGACAATTACACGGGTGGGGTTTTCCTTCGCGATGGTGGAAATCCTAATGTATCGAACGATTGGCGTCCTGATGGTTGGGATGACAGTATGGGTACCAATTTCAGCTGGGTTGGAGGTACTTATAACGGCTATGGCGAGTGGATCCCGTCGGGCTGGCATGACGATCCCGTCGGTGTCAGCTCAACCAACAAGGAGGAGTATGTGTCCACCCGCAAGCGCCATAAAGGCGTGTGGAGTAACTGGTGTGCGCCTACCTTGTGGGCCAAGTACAGCGAGGAGCACATCATGACCATTGACAGCGAGGGTTACTGGTGTATTGACGGAGAGCGTTATCTCCGCGACGGCCAACCTGTGCGTGCAGAAGGTCAGAACGGTACCGGCGTAGCCATCAAAGACAGCGTCGATTACCTTACCACCGCCCAGGCAACAGCCAATGTCGAGGGTATTACCAACCCCACGTCACTGCAAGGCTTGTCCGTTTCGGGCTTGACTGTCGGTGACTGCTACATTGTGGATTTTGTCACCTACGAAAATTCGCAATGGACCAAGAAGGGTTACGTCTATGCCTACAACGGCGGCACCTCGTCAGATTATACCGACAACTGGAAAGAGCTCGGTCAGTTCCGCGGCGAGCCAGGTCAGAGCCAGTACATGCACATCGCATGGGCTACCGCCGTCGATACCAGTGGATCTACGCCCGTCCTGCCTTCCGGCGCCAGCTGGTGTTGGGCTTATGAAAACAGGGACAGTGACCTCAGCTATGACTGGATGGGTATCCGTGTTGACAATAACCCCAACGACAGCCAGACATTTGCTGACTATGAGTGGCACTACATCAAGGGTGTTGACGGCGCTTTCCAGGAGTTCGTATATATCCGAACCACAGGAGAGACCAACCCCGGTGTAAAAAACTCCTATGCCAGCAACTACAAAGACAGCCACCAGCGCACACCCGACTCCAGCGAGTTCCTTCCGCAGACCAACGAAAGCCCTGCGCGAGAGTTCACCGACGACCCGATGGGCGTAGGCGTTGACCCGACTTCGCATGTGTTCTACAAATGCGAGTGGATGTCGAAGCGCGAGAAGGTCAACGGTGTGTGGAACAACTGGAGCACCCCCGCGCTGTGGGCCGTGTACGGCGAGGACGGCAAAGGCATTGAGAGCATCCAGGACTACTACATGCTGTCGATGAAGCCCAAAGGTGTGACCGTGCAGAATACCAGTGCCGGCGACTGGGGCACTGAATACCTGGAGCCCACCGCCGAGCTTCCTTACCTGTGGCACTATACCTACTACGAGTACAGCGACGGCAGCGAGTACACCTCACCATGTGAAGTGATTGCCACCTACAGCGCGAAGGCCGGTGAAAACCTGCTCAACGATACCGACTTTTTGAGCCTTGAAGCCATGCCCGCGTGGGAACACAAGGGCGACGTCGCTGGCGAAAATGTTCCCGATCCCGAGGAGCATGACGTCGAGGTCGTGGCAGGACTTGGCGGAAGCAACGCCTTTTCGGTAGGCTATCAGGGCAGCACTGAGGCAGGCTACATCGAGTACCTGTCGCAGGTGATCTATTCTGATACCGTCAAGAAGATCATGCCCGACAACTGGTACACCCTGTCCTTCTGGTTGAAGGGTGCTGTTGACACCCTCGGCAATACTTTGTCGAGCACCAAGCCTTTCCGCCTTGACATTTCGGGCCTCGGTGACATCATGGACACCACCAGCGGCGTGAAGATGTATAAGGACGGCAGCGAGCTCAACGCTAACACCAGTGTGAATTTCGCTCCTGCAGGTGACGGCTCATGGGCTTTCCACACCTTCACCTTCAAGACAAAGGCGACGCTTACCGGTACGTTGAAGTTCCGCCTGCTGATGTACGCACGCTTGACGTACGACACCATCCAGGTTTGTATGCCCAAGCTGGAGCTTGGCCGCATGGCCACGCCTTACAACCTTGTCAATGAAAACGGCAAGCCTTGTATGCGCCCCGGTATCTGGATGCCTGGAGTACACTACATGCAGGGCGCTCCAGGTGAGGATTTCTTTGATGTTGTAAACTTTGGCGGTTCGTGGTACCGCTGCCTGCGCAGCCACACTTCCAGTTCATCGCTTACACCGTCCAATCCCACCTTCTGGGAAGCGGCCACCAACTTCAAAAACGTCGCCACTGACGTCCTGCTGGCCGAGCAGGCGACGATCCACAACCTGATCGCCGACCACATTCAGACCGACATTAAAGGTCAGCCCCGCGTCGAGATGTACGGAGCTGTTGCCCGCTTCTTCGGCACGCTTGCCACGCCGAGCATTGAGATGATGGTGGATGCAGACGGAGTTGCCTACCTGCGTTTCTATGACAAGGACGGCAACATGCTGTATGACCTTGGCCCACGTGGTATCAGTTGGCTCAGACAGGAAACCATTCTTGCCTACTTCTCCAAGACTGATGGCCAGTATGTCAAGATGGCCAATGACGAGCCCGATATGCTCGACACGACCACCGGCCAGGCTTTCCTTTACCAGTTCAATGCCCAGCGTACCAACGGCACTATTCAGGGCGACAACACTTACACCGGAGGCAATGCCGCTACGGCTGCCGCAGCCGACGGCAAGTATTTCGCCTCAAACGTCGCGATCGCCAACAACACGCTTGCCGACGGTCTGTATCGTCCCACGTTGTATAACGCTAAGCGGACATTCACAACCGAGGAGAAAGCCGGCGATGTTGAGTCCCTGCAGGCTGAAATGATGAGTTACGGCCTTACCCAAGAGCAGGTCAACAACTTTGACTGGGAGAAGGACAACAGCCTTCCCATTCCCGCCATTCCTACGATCTACATTCAGGACTACGTGTGGTTCAATAACGGTGTCATGAGGTATGCCTATGCGTTCAGCCAGGCCGAAGGCACGGTTAACGAAGTCATTGAGATTACCGCTTAATGTTGGATGGTGAGCTATGGGTAATATTCCGAAGATCATATTTGCCATGATTGGCGGAGCTGTCGGCTGGATTGTGGAGGAGTTCCAGCCGACGTTCCCGCTGGTCATTGTCGCTGTGGTATTCATCCTGTATGACGCCTTCACGGCCTACCAGCTTGACAAGCGAGTGCACAAGAAATACCCTGACGAGACGAAACGCCATGAGGCGAAGTTCACGAGCTTCGCCTTCGGCAAGGTGATCAGTCACACCATCCCGAAACGGCTGTCGCTGATCTTCCTGGCCTACCTTCTCGAGCACTGGGTGTTTATCCACGTCACTATCCCGCTGTCCTATATCGTCACCGGTGCTATCTGCTTTGAACAGGCATGGTCAATCCTGGAGAACGAGAGCAGCTGCCGCAGCGAGGAGGACGGCCACTTCTACAAGGTGCTGCAGAAGATCATGGTTGACAAGACCGAGCGCCACTTTGATGTGCATCTTGAAGATTTCAAGAAGAAACGTAAACGCAAACCCAAAAAGGAGGACGAGCAATGAAACACTTCACAATGAACGAAATGACGCGTAGCGCGACGGCGAAGCGTTACGGCATCGACAACACCCCCACCGAGGAGCAGAAGGCGTGCCTGAAAGCGTTGGTCGAGAAAGTCCTGGACCCGCTGCGCGAAGCCTGGGGCGCACCGATCATCGTTGACAGCGGCTACCGCTGCCCGCGCCTGAACAAGATCGTCAAAGGGTCGTCCACCAGTCAACACCTGCTGGGCCAGGCTGCCGACATCCATACCGTCAAGGACACCCCCGCCGAGAACAAGAAGCTGTTCCAGCTTATCCAGAAGCTCAACCTGCCGTATGACCAGCTGATTGACGAGTACGGGTACAACTGGATCCATATCAGTTACGGACCGCGCCACCGGCGCAGAATACTCCACCTGTCATGACCGGAATTAACAAAAACGCGTTGGGAGAGCTTGTTGCAAGGGTAGTGTTTTGGCTGGCCCTTGTTGCCGCAGGTGTATTGCTGCTGTTCGCCGTTGTCGGCTGCAGGACGACGAGGATTATCACCCAGACCGAGACCAGGACTGACACCGTTACCGTGAAGCGCGACTCGATCATCATCCACGAGCGTATCGACACCGTGGAGATCGCCCTGCCGCAGAGTTCGCAGGTGATTGAGGTACCCATTGAGCATGACACCGTATCGGTGTTGGCCGACAGGTATTACACGTCGGTGGCGGCGGTGTTTGACGGGCGTTTGCGCCACTCGCTCAGGAGTAACCCCGGCGCGACGCTGACCGGCGCGGCAACGGTGCATGATACCGTAAAGGTGTATGTTGACTCGACGATGATCAACAATCACTCCAACCACAGCGAGATTAAGGAAGTGCCGGTCAACCGCCTGTACTGGTGGCAGAAGGCGCTGATGTTCCTTGGCGGCGTGGGCATTGTCGCGGGAGCCGGACTACTGATATTGAAGAAGAAATAACGGCGGCGCAGCCACCGTCCACGAAACACGATAAACGACATGGCAGTTACACTGAATATCACCATCAACAAGTCGAGGGTCATTGACGAAGTACAAAAGACCGCGGCCTATGTAGGCAGCAAGTCTATCAGCAAGGACGATCCCGACGCCTACGAGCGCATATCCACCGTTGACGCTGACCGTGAGCAGCTGGACCGGTACTGGATGGAGGCTTGCAGCGGCATGACTACCGGTGTGTCGCACTGGCTGATCGCCGCTGCCGACCAGATGTTGGGGCACCACTACGACCCGTCGCGTGACTACCATGTGGAGCTGTCGCTGCCGTCGAACTGGAACACCAACCTTGCCAGCGCCACCAAGGAAGCGGTGATGAGTTACCTGGTTAACGGCATCGCCGCCAAGTGGCTGCTGCTTGTTGTCGCCAACGGCAACGCCGCGGCGCAGTCGGCCGCCGCCAGCACGGGCGCATTAGCCCTTGTGCATGAGCACCTGTTGACGCGCGTGCGTCCGTCGAGCCGCCTTGCCGCAGGCTCGGGCGCTTCGGGTGGCGACGGTCAGGGCAGTGGCGGTGACGGTCAGGGCGGCACCAGCGACAAGCTGCACGTCGTGCTCACGCAGGCCGAATATGACGCCCTGGGTATCTATGACGAGAACACCATCTACCTAATCTATGAGGACGAATGATAACGGTTAGAGGTAAAGAAATTACGGCGATCAGCGTCGGCAATCGGGCCTTACAGGCCGTGTATCACGGTGCGAGGCTCGTTTGGCAGAAAGTGAAATCATGCTTCGGCAGCGGTGTATGGCTTAATAACAAACCGTGGCTCAACGGCGACAAATGGAAAAACAACAGATAAAACGATACTGATATGGCAGCAATACAAAATATCACCGAGGACTGGCAGCAACACAGCGGCCAGGAGGTACAGGATTATATTAAAAGTCTTTTCATCTCGCAAGGCCAGCAGATCAGCGACGTCACCCTTGGCAAGATCGGATATATTGCCCGTGTCAGCGGCGACAACGAGGACGACCCCTATCGTCTTGTCGCCTTCGCCACCGAGGCCGATTACAACGCATGGGTTGTCAACCATGACGATCAGCTTCACCAGCCTATCATCGACTTTGAGCTGCCGTCAGGCGGAGGAGGTGCCGAGAGCGGGCGTGTCATGACCATTGAAGGCACCGCCCCCGATGCCGTACAGGCCGACAACGACTTCAATGTCAATGTCACCGTCAACTACCAGTACTTCCGTGGAGGCGTATCGCAAGACCTTGACGAGCAGGTGACGCTCACCATTCAGACCAGCGTCAGCGGTGAGGTGGGCACCTGGGTCACTCGAGGTACCAGGGTTATCGAGACCAACACACCTACTGCCGTTTCCATGAAGGACCTGTTGCCCAGCGGCGAGATGTATGTGCGCATCAATGCCGCCGATGAGTACACGTCCGTTGTGTCGCCCTTCCGCTTCCAGGTCAATGTCGTCAACCTGACGCTTACTGCCGTGACGTCCTGGAATGTCCCCATTGCCAGCAATGCCGAGTTTATGGCGCTGCTGTACAAAATGACCGGTAGTGTGAGCAAGCTGCTTTCTTTGTCCTTCGGAACAGCCGACGGCACGCCGATTGACCAGGCTATCATCGACAAGAGCGGCATTACCGGCAACTATGTCAATGAGGCTTACATGGCGATGATCCAGCGCAGCGATTTCGCCAGCAGCGAAGCCGCCGATGCTGTATTCTCTCCCGGTGTCCACACCGTCACCGCCGTATTGATGTATAACTACGGCACTGGTGTTATCGAGACGTCTCCCATTACTAACCAGTATATGGTCACTGGTGGCAGCGATGTGCTGTTTGTCGCCAACAACATCCCGTCGAGGTTGTCGAACTGGTCCACCAACCATTTCTTTGACTGGGCCATCTACAATCCCGCCGGTACTGCTGTCAATGTGCGTTTCACGCTGATGAACCGCACGCAGACGCAGGAGTTTGCCCACTGGGATTTCAGCGCGTCCAACAACGAGGAAAAGCAATTCATTACCCAGCTTGCCCTTGAAAACCTGTCGGGTGCCAATGTGTCCGCTGTCATGGTTATCACTGCCGAGATCGGCGGCCAGACCGTACAGCTTCACGAGCCTATCTCGTACACTATCAGCAACAACGCCACCTATGCGCCGTCGGAGGGTGCCGACTTCATCCTTAACCCCGCCGACCGCTCCAACAGCGAGACTAACCGTGCCACCGTCACCAATGCCGCGCAGAACGGCGCCGTTGTCGCCAATTCCAATGATTTCGTCAACTTCGACTTCTCCAGTGACGGCTGGGTAGGCACCACCTATAACGGCGAGACTGTGCGCGTGCTTCGCGTACCTGCTGGCCGTCAACTGACGATCCACTACAATCCATTCCAGGACTTCACCAGCGGCAACGCCAACAGCCAGGTACAAAGCATGGTGCTTGAAATGGACTTCCTTGTTGACAACATCGTTGACGACAATGAGCCGATCCTTGTCATTGGCAGCACGACCAAGGGCTTCACCATGTATCCGTCCATGGCCGTCATGCGCACCGCCAAGCTCAATGTTGACGAGAGCCAGGATGTGGCGTGGGCCGAAGGCGTGCGACAGCACCTTGCCGTCGCCGCGTCGTTCGGCTCGGCAGGTGATCCGCACTACATGCGCATCTATCTCAACGGCGTTATGGAGCGTGAGTTTGCCTATGACAGTGACGACACCTTCACCGCCGCCCTTGCAACTATCATCATCGGCAACACGTCCAGCGATATTGACATCTTCGGCATCCGTTCCTACCGCAAGGCCCTTCAAAGTACGGACATCATGCAGGACTATGTGGCTTCCATGACATCCTTGACCGACAAGGTGCGTTTTGCCGAGGCCAACAACATCCTTGACAACGAAGGCAACCTTGACTGGGCCAAGTGTATCGCCGCAGGTTACAATGTGATCGGCCACACCGGCCACCTGTTGCGCTACGAGGAAAACGGCGTCAAGACCGAGAACACCACCCAGAAGGGCGACAATGCCATTACACTCGAGATCCGCATTGCAGGTGACGACGAGCACAGCCGCATCATCCGAGGGCTGGAGAATAAAGGACAGGGTACTACCGCCATGGGTTACTACTGGTGGAACCAACAGTATAAGGTAGCGAGCAATACCACTTATCAGGACATCAACGGCAACGACCTGCCTTCGCAGAACGGCAAGGGTTACAGCATTGCCGCAGGAGAGCCCGCCGCCAAGAAGATGGTGGGTAAGGTCAACTTCGCGTCAAGTATGCAGTCTCATAAGCTGGGCTTGACGTGGGCCTACACCGACATCTTCAAGAGGATGATCAGTAACGGCGACCTGCGCAGCACTCCTGGACAGTTCACCGCCCACAGCAATGCGCGCATCGCCGTGTTTGAGAAGCCCTTCCTTTTCTTCCAGCGTGACACCGAGAATGACGAGTACGTTTTCCGCAACCTCATGACCTTCGGCCCCGGTAAGGGTGACAAGCCCGCTTTCGGTTTCAGCAGTGACACCAGCAATATGATGATGGTCGAGGGCGCTGACAACGATGTCGCCCTGGCACTTTTCAATATGCCGTGGGATGATACCAACATCGCCTACAACGCCGAGAAGGAAGCCTGGTGTTACCCTGGCACCACCGTCAAAAACATCAACTTCGGCTTCGGTGAGACCGAGGAGGTCAACGGCGAGGAGGTGCCCGTTGCCGGTGCCGCACTGGCGAGCATCAAAGCCTTCTTCAACTTCGTCTATCAGCACAATCCCAACATCGTCTATGCCGACGGCCGTCCTTCCACCTGGGGCACGTCAGGCTTCGGCGTGACGACGCCTTTGCGCTGGACGACCTATGACAATAAGCTGTACCGCTTCAACCAGCACACCAACAGTTGGGTGGGTGCAGGTATCGGCAATGCCGACGTATTCATCGCCACCGACTACTACAACATGACCGGCAACAGCCTGGATCTTGAAAACATGTCGCCGGAGGATATTACCGAAGCGCTCATTACCGCCCGCGTCGCCCACTTCAAGGCCCATGCCGCAGAGTATTTCCACATCGACGACGCCCTGTATCACTACTGCTTCATCAAGTTCTTTGCCGGTACCGACAACCGCGCGAAGAATACCTACTACTACACCGATCCCGTGACCTTGAAGATCCGTTGGATGCAGGACGACCTTGACACCGTGCTCAAGACCGACAACGTGGGCCACAACCGCAAGCCCTACTATGTCGAGGAGCACACCAAGAAGGACGGCTCCAATTACTGGAGTGCAGAGTCGAGCGTGTTCAACACCCTGCTTGAAATGTCGTGGGATAGCGACGTCAAGCCCGTAGGTGAGACCTACAACCTTCAGGAGACCATGCGCAACATCATGAAGGCCATGTCGCAGCTCGGCGGCGGATCCATTATGGGCTTCATGGAGAAATACCTGCTTGCCGTTCAAAGGACGGCGTTCCCCGCCGCGGCTTATAATGCCGCAGCCAAGCAGGTGTACGAGTTCGCCTATATCCGTATGCTTGCCGAGGCGTACAGCAACGGTACCAATCCCCTGTCGCAGTCGTGCGGCAGTCAGCTGTGGAGTGAATACCAGTGGCTCGTTGACCGCATCATGTTCATCAGTTCGTGGTGCCAGTACGGCGAGTTTGTATCGGCCACCGATGCAGGCGGTATCACCTGGCGCAGCGGCAGCGGTACCAGAAACTACACCGTTACCCCCGCCAAGCAGCTGTACCCGCGTTTCCGTGTCGGCAGCAGTAACTATGGCGGTACCGCCCTTACTCCGCCGGGCAGCAACAAGACATGGGTAAATATCAGCTTTGAGGACAACACCCAGGCTGGTATCTCGGGCAACAACTACCTGTGGTACCTGGGTGATATGGACGTATGGCACAGCGGCGAGAGCCTTGACGAGTTCATCTTCACCGGCCGTCGCCTGCGCGCCATCGACATCAACCCCGGCGACAATCCGCGCGCAGAGGCCCGTTGGGGAGCCAAGAAGATCACGCTTTCGGCCCGCAACATCGAGCGCTTTGTGTGCCGCAACGCCACAGCCCTGATCAGCTCCATTGATTTCTCGCGATGTGTGCGCCTGCAAACCATTGACCTGCGTGGCTGTTCCAACCTGCCGAGCGTCACATTGCCCGCCACCGGTATTCTCACGTCCGCGAAACTTCCCGCCGGTCTGACTTCGCTGATTATTGAGGACTGTCCCAACCTGGCTACTGTTGAACTGGAGGGATATGCCAGCCTTACCGAGATCGTGGTACGCAGGGCTCCTAATGTTCCGAGCCTTACCGTTGTCACCCAGGCTATCAACAACAACGCCCAGCTTAACCGCGTCATTCTGGAGGGTGTTAACTGGCAGAATGTGGCGCCGTCGGCACTGGTGAAGCTGGCCGAGGTCCATGCCACGCTAACGGGTACCGTCTCGTTGTCGGGCGCTCCCACGCTGGCGCAGAAGCTGGCCCTTGTCGCCGAGTACGGCAATGTCGATAACCCCAACAACCCGCTGTACATTACGGGCTATACACCTGTCGAAATCGCGTCGATCTCCATTTCGGGCGAGAAGCGCACGCCCACCAACGGCGACTACCAGTACACGCTGAACACCAACCCGACCAACGGTAACAACGTGACGGGCATTCACTGGTCCATCAGTGAAAACTCCTTTGCCACCATTGATCCCGACACTGGCCTGCTTCATGTCACCGGCAATCCCGTGTATAACGGCAACGACTACGCCATTATCACCTGTGAGATCACGGTGGGCACAGGAACGGCACCCGAGCCCGCGACGTTCCAGGTGGGTTTCTTTGAGCGCAAGGCTCAGGTCGGCGACCTGGTATATCATGACGGCACCTTCGGTCCAAAGAGTGAACGTGACGCCAACAAGACCGTTGTCGGCGTATGCTTCTACAGCAACGACATCGAGGACGGCGAGGGCAACATCATCTTCCATGACCGCCGCATGATCTCCATGAACCAGATCGGCCCGTCGGGCAGCTATGTGTGGGGCCCGTACAACAATGCCAGCAACGGCATTGCGGGCTTCTCGAACATTCAGGGCGTTGGCAGTGTGTATAACGTCGGCAATATCCCTGACATCAAAAACTCCAACAACTGGACCGTTAACCGCTCCAACTACTGGCAGGGTGAATGGCCGGAAGGACAATTCAAATACGGCGACAGCGACGACTATGCACAAGGCAACATCGGTGCCCGCGAAACAGGCCCTTCCGGTCTGCTTGACGCACCCGCCAACAGCTATATTCCTGTCGGCCGCAAGTACACCCTTGAAATGATTGCCCTGCGCAACAAGATACTAAACAGCAACATCTGGTCCACCATTGACAGTGTTGAAGGTTACGCAGGTCAGGCAACAACCGCATTTGGTGACGTATTCACGGACGATCCCGACGGCACCGAAGGACTTGTCGCCGACACCACCGGAAGGAAGATCCCGAGGGATGTAGGCAACAGGAAGGAGTTTGCCGTTGTCGGCTCGTTGTACAGCGCGCTGAACACCCTTAAAGACTCCAGCGGCACGGCACAGCGCTACGGACACCTGCTATTCCAGGCCGCGTCGATGTGCTATGCCTACGAGCCGAGCGCTATCGGTCTTGCCAACAAGTTCAAGGCCCACAACTGGTACCTGCCCAGCGCCGGTGAAATGTGCCGCATCTACTGGCACATGAAGTCGGCATGTGACGGCAACGCGCCATTCTCGGGTATCGCGGATTGCGCGGCCCTGCACTCCGACTACATGTGGACATCAGGCGAGTACGACAATTCCTTCGCCTGGGCTTTCAATGGTTCGAGTGGTGTGCTCTACACCAACTCCCTCAAGTACAACCCTCGCCGGGTCAGGGCGGCGTGCGCATTTTAAATTTTATAGCTGGGGACTTTGACGTCCCCAGCCAAAACCGCGCAGCGGTTTTTCGATTTTTTTTGAAAATGTATTATCTTTGCGGTCATGAAACCTTCACAGGCATCCATCTACCGGACTACCGAGCGGCTGTTGCAATACTCCATTGGGATAGTCGAGCGGTTGCCCAAGTCGCTTCCTTACCGGGTGTTGGGTGAGCGGATGGTCAGTGACATCATGAACGCACTGGATTACATCGTGCTCGCTTTTCAGGCTGAGGAGGGTGAGCCACGCTTGCGGTGCATCGACGCTTTCATTCTTCACATGACGGCCGTTAAAACGACCTACCGTGTGTTTGTCAATGCGAAGGTCATATCACCGAAGCAGCTGAACCAGTTCCTTAGCCTGGCATCAAACATCAGCACACAGGCTGGTGCTTGGCGCAGGAAACAACTTAAAGACCCGCATAATGATTAAGGTTGTTATGTGTACTCTCGTTTCTGTTTCAAATGGGCGTGTGACTGCGGCGGCTTCGTCCGTAGTTAGGAACAATATCATACACGCAATGAGCGCCTGGAACTTCAATGGGTCGAGTGGTGTGCTCAACAACAACAAGTACAACACTCGCCAGTGCAGGGCGGCGTGCGATCTTGGAGAGGACGAGTATAGCGGCTGGATGGATGCCTATTTTGATTGTATCGCCAACAAAAGGACGTCGGCGCAGTGCGACCGCTACCGCGCCGTGGATGTCGAGGACGACTTGTTGCGCCTGATGCACGAAGTCAAGGAGCGTAGTTATGAGCCCGGCGTCAGCCTGTGCTTCATCGTCACCCGGCCGAGGCTGCGCGAGATCTTCGCCGCATCATTCCGCGACCGCATCGTGCAGCACTGGATCACCCTGCGCATCAACCCCTTGCTGGAACAGCGTTTCCAGGAGCAGGGCGACGTGAGCTTCAACTGCCGCAAAGGTTACGGCTCCCACCGTGCCGTGTTGCGCCTACAGGACGACATCGAGCAGGTGAGCGAGCATTACAGCCACGAGACGTGGGTAGGCAAGATGGACATCAAGGCTTTCTTTATGAGCATTGATAAGGAGGTATTGCTGGGCCAGCTCTTGCCGTTCATCCGCGAGCGTTACCACGGTGACGACCTTGACACACTGCTGTGGCTTACCGAGGTCACGATCCGCCACTGCCCGCAACACCTGTGCCGCCGCGGAGGCTGTCTTGCCCTGTGGGACAGGTTGCCGAAAGGTAAGAGCCTTTTTGACAACCCCGACGGCAAAGGTATGGCCATCGGCAATATCACCAGCCAGATCCTTGCGAACTTCTACCTGTCGTTTTTCGACGACTGGATGCTGGAGCAGTGCCGCGGCGTAGGAGCCCGCTATGTCCGTTTTGTTGACGACTTCTGCATAGTATGTACTGACAAGCGTTTCATTGTCGAGCTCCATAAGCGTGCCAGCGTATGGCTACAGGAACACCTGTTGCTCACCTTGCACCCCGACAAATTCTATCTCCAGGAGGTCAGGAAAGGCGTGAAGTTCGTCGGCCAGGTCGTCAAGCCCGGAAGGCGTTACACCGCCAACACCACCGTATCGAAGTACTATGACCGCCTGATGCAGCTGGAGAGCCTTTGCAAGGCCATTGCCGAGAAGGGTATCAACCACCGCCGCGCCGTGCTCCTTGACCGCATGGCCGCGTCGCTGAACAGCTACAACGGCTTCTTGAAGCACAGCGCGAGCTATAACATCAAGCGCGACACCTTCGACAAGCTGCAATATTACTGGCACTGCTGCTACGTCAGCGGTCGCCATGAAGTTGTCAAGATCAAAAAGGAGTACAAATTATCTACCATCTTAAAACAGGAGCTGACATGAGAGAATTGAACTGGAACCGAGGGAGCGAAGCCCCTCAACCCGTATTCCGTACTCGCTTCGGCGGCCAGTGGGAATACCATTTCAACTATGCCGTTCGCCAGGAAGGCGACGAATATGCCTGGCTTACCGTCGTGACGCCAGCCGGTGTATGGAGTAAAGACCATGCCATCCGCGCCATGATCCGCCAGCGTTACAGCGCTGACGATGTGGAAGCTATTGTCAACAACGTGCTCAACGCGCCTACCGACAGGACCCGCGTTGCTGAATACCTTGAATTGCAGGAGTGGCGTGCCATGGCCAAACGCCGTGCCGCTGAGTGTATCGCCTGGGGCGAGGCCAACGGCGTGAGCGAGGAAGCCGCCGACGGCCCGGCCGCCGAGGATCCCGCTTCGGAAGAAAGCCCCGTCACAGTGCCCGACGGCATTGAGCAGATGATCCAGGCCATTTCGCTTGCCATGGTGCAGGCTGCCGATCTGCCCGACGAGCAGGCTGCCGACCTGCCCGCGCTGTTCCCGACGTGGGCCAGCAAGATCGGCGAGAGCGTCACCGCCGGTGAGCGCCTGTACTATGACGGCCGCCTGTGGAAAGTCTTGCAGGACCACACCGTGCAGGCTGATTGGACGCCTACTGTGGCGACGAGCCTGTTTACCGAGGTGGCGCAGCAGCAGGGCGACGCCGAGGTGGGCACGCTTGACAATCCCATACCGTACAGCGGCAACATGGAGCTGGAGGAAGGCAAATATTACTCGCAGGACGGCGTGACCTACCTGTGCATCCGCAGCACCGGCACGCCAGTCTATCACCCGCTGGCGCAGCTTGTGGGCCTGTATGTAGAAGTCGTTGAACAATCCTAACACCCCGCAGAGACATGGAAGAATTGACAAAAACTATCACGATGAAGTTCAAGCGCGTCGAGCTGTTGCGCGACCTTGAACAGTACGGCTATATCGAAGGCGACGTGATGAAAGCCGACGCCGAGCACCTGAAACACGGCAAGCATCAGACACAGGACATCGTGCAGGAGTCAGGCATCGACATTGTGACGCGGCACCTGAACCTTGCCCTTGCGAGCTGTCGCGAGGCGCTGTACCCCTACAGCAAGAAGCCCGTCGAGGACGGCCGCGTGACCGACGACACGCTGACGGCCACCACCGAGTATGTCATTGAGCTTAACGTGCCCGAGGACTTTTCGGAGACCACGCAGGACCTCCTGGAAGAGCTGATCCATAACCTGCTCATCTATTATGTGCTGTACTGGTGGCTCTCCATGACCAAGCCCGAAGGCGCGGACAAATGGCTGGCCGCGGCAGAGAAGGCCGAGGAGAAGATCAAGGGCGCGCTGGCGCGCAAGTGCTATGCGATGAAGCGGCCGACCAGTCCTTTTGGTGCGCATTAGCAACGCGCAATACCGCAACAACACATCCTATTGAAACAAAAACCCGCCCGGGCAATCACTGCTGGGGCGGGTTTCATTCCAAATTTATTAACTTTTAAATCTTCTAATTTCTGAACAAACATATATAGCACATCGTTTTATCGTAGTCGGTTGGTGTACTTGGGCACGAACTTGATGGAGCAGCCGCTGATGGACTCACCAGCGGGCAGGCGCAGCAGTACGGCGACGCGGAACCACTTATAGGGCGTGCCGCGCCAGCCGCGCATGGCGTAATTGGTGCTCGTCATTACCAGTTTCCAGTCGAACAGGTCGCGCGAGCCGAACAGTGCGGATGATACATGCCCCATGCCCTTGCGGAACAGTCCGCGTTGCAGGACGACGGACACCGTTTTGAGGACGTCGGGCGCGTCGAGCGTGAGCGGGCGGGTGACGAGCAGGGCATTGACGAGTGTGGAGCCGTCGCCCTGCTGGTAATCCGTCTCGCTGTAGTTGACCAGTCTCGAGACATTATCGTCGCTGACCACCGCCAGCGCGTCAGGGTAAGCCCTGACGGTGTAGATGATACTGCTTTGCATCATGCCCCACTTGTTGCTCTCCAGCGAGTAGATGTAGGCGTAGGGGAAGTGCGGGTTATAGACGATGATGCGCTGACCCTTATAGTCATAGACCGAGCGGCAGTCGGGCAGAAACGCGCGGAATGGTTGCACGTCGATCACGCCGAGGCCGTTCAGTTCGGCCAGCTGGTCGATATACCCTGTCATTCCAGGAACAAACGCGCCCTCGTCGTCGATGGCGTGGCTGATGCACTGTGCCTGGCTTCCTGATATGAGCATGATACCGCGTGCCGTGTTAAACAATACCGTCGTTTCCATCTGCGTGATGGACGCCGCATTGATGCACACGTCGCCAGTTACCAATGTGACATCGGAGTACACACCCTCATTGGTGATCTTCGCTACCCACACGCCGTTGTCGGTAAAGATGTAGAGGTCGGCATAACCCACCTGTCCAGTCGAAACAGGGCGCACGGCGGCGCACAATCCCAGGATCCTCGCAGCGCCCACCGTGTTTATTCCAAGCATCGGGAAGTAAAACGGGTTAAATACTTCGGACGTATAGACCTTGTTGGGCATGTTGATGATGCGGTCCTCGTCGGGTGACTCCACCTGCAGCTCAACGCCCGCTGTCTGCTCCGACGTCTCTGCAAGACCGTAGTAATACGCTCCGTTGAGTGACGGGTGCTGCTGTAGCGGCACCTCGATAATGTCGCCCTCGATGTCGAAATAGGCCCTTACCGCCTTGGTGTTCGGGTAGAAAAACCATACTATGCGCTTGTCGTCGTAGAAATACATCTTGCGTTGCTCGGATCGCATGACAATCTCCCCAACGTCGTCATTCTTGACGACCACCGTACACTGGCACATGAGCTCATTAGTATTGTCGCCGGTCGTCTGGCTTCCGCCTTCGCGGTTTCTTGCCCAACCGGCACGCCCTGTGCGTCCTGTCGTCGTGGTGCCGTCGTCATTTTCCACCATGTCGTAGTCGTACCACAGGCAGCACGGCGAGAAGCCCTTGAACAGTTTCCTTTTCAGTCCCGCCAGGTTGATGCGCTTGTTATAGGTGAAAGCCGTGGACTTGTCGGTGGCGAGCAGCAGATCATGCGACTGGTAGTCGTCCGGCATGAGGTCACGCACCACTATATTGTCATTCGTAGGCTCGAAGTCCAGCCTTACCTGGCAATAGGAGTTGTGCATTTCGTTACCGCCGTACCCGCTCCTTGACGAGCGGGAAAGGTCGATGTCGTGGCTCTTGTCACCCAGTTTGTCGATCTCGTATTCCGCTACCAGGTGGAAGGAAGCGTTGTTGACGACCTGATGATTGAAATTCTTGTTCAGGGGAAGCTCGGAGGTTTCCTTGCCTATTGTGATGTCCTCGTCCTTGGCCGCCTGGTTATAGGTGTAGAACTGGGGCGAGACATACACAACGACGCGATCAATGATGTCGCTCCACTGTTTCAGTTCCTCGACCTGTGCTTCATCCACGACGCGGTAATGCAGCATATAACCTGGGAAGTTGCAGTCACAGCCGTAAAACCTGGTATGGCCGTCGCCTGACACCGCAGGATATACCTTGCCGTCCTCGTGAATGTTCCACCGCATATTCACCGTCGGCGGGCTGTCGGGCAGCGCCATGAATATCGGTGCCGAGTGCATGGTTATCGTCTCGCCGTCGTACAGGCGGTAGGCGTAGCGCACAAAGAATGGCATGGTAAACAAATTCTTCTTGTATGCCGCCGCCATCCTTGAATTGACCGCCGCCATGATCGACATGCAAATACCTTCCTTGATGTCCTTGTCGCGGATGATGTCATTGAAATAGGGCGCTTCCTTGTCGCCTATGCTGAACTCCGAAGCCGTGCGGGGCGGCGAGAAGGCACAGCGGCAGGTGGAGAATTGCAGATCCAGCTCCGGCAGGTGCGTGCCGAGGTAGTGGTATTCACCTGCCTTCCACAGGATATAGTGCAGCCCGTCGGACGCGAGCACGACGAGCATGTTACCTATCGCTTCCACCTCGTAGATCTCGGCATCGCCGAAGTCGTGCACAATGTCGTGCACCGCCTGGGCCTGCTCGTCGATCCAGTGGAGCGACTGAGAAAAGGCGTTGAGCAGGATATAGTGCTTGAAGGTGCCGTTGTCGTGTATGGCGACAATGCCGGTGCCGTCAGGCAGCGTGAACATGTTGCCAGGCGGGAGCACGGGTTTTATAGTGCCGTCCTCGGGGATGAGGTTCATGGCGACATGGAGATCCCCTTCGAGGTTCTCGTGGTCGTTGGGCGAGGCGGAGAAGCCGCCGTATTTGATTTCTTTTGTCATGACTAACTGGATTGACTGGACTGGTAACGGATGATGATGGGCAGGGCGCGGTTCACGCCGTCCACGGCAACGGCTTCGCCTACGGGCAGGCGTGCCTGGGAAGTGGAAAAGCCGCGCATGTCAAGGACCTTGCGGCAGATCTCGACGGAGTGTGCACGCAGGCTGTTGCAGGTACGTCCACGGCCAGTGCGGTGGCACTGTGCCTTGTGGCGTCCCGCAGGCTGGCGGTGCTTGATGTAGAGATAGCACTCGCGTCCCACTTCGTCCACGGCGACGTCGATCACGTCTCCCGGGTGCAGGTCGAGCTCCCGCGTGACGTGCGCGGAGATCTCGATACGACCGTCAGCGTTGAAGGTGATGTCGTGTCGCCGTGTATTTTCAAGCAAGCGCTTCATGTTCAGCAAAGATATTGCGTTAGTCACAGGTGACAGTTTTATCGGTTAACTTATTGTTGATGAAACCGACGGCGTGCGGGTTGAGCACCGGCATTTCCATCCATGCGCCGACTTTGTTGCAGGCGTAGATGATCGTGGCATGGCGCTTACCCATCATGCGGCCGATGGTGCTGTAGCCCAGACGCAGCGATTTGTGCATGAGGTAGGCGGCGACGTGGCGCGGATCGCTATACATGCGGTGGCGGTCGCCGTTAATCAGCTGGCGCGGCGTGATGCCGTAGTAACTGGCCACGTCATTGATGATCTGCTGCGGTGTCATAATAGCTCTCCATGAGTTTGATGTTTGCCAATCGCATGTCTCGCTCGAGCTCACCGATGTACTGGTGCATCTGCTCGATGGTCTTGGCCAGGTGCAGTGCTACACCGATGAGGATGAACACGAACACGCCCAGCAGGATAATGAGAATAAGTTTCACGTCCATGGCTATGCGATGTTAAACCAGTTCTGGATGTCGATGATGTCGTCACCCACAAACAGCTCGTCATGTGATATGCGTTTCTGGGTACGGTTGTCCTTGACGACGCTGTAGTCATTGCTGCCCTCAATGGGCACGATGCGGTAGGTGTGGCCGTTCTGCTCGACGGTCATAGTGTTACGCTTTCTCATTGTCGGTTGTTTTTGTTTAGAATAGTGTTAGCTGGGTGGGACCAGCGGGTTTGTTGTTCTGGATAGCGGCGACGCGGGCGATCTCGTTGTCGATCTCCTTTTCAAGCCGCTTGGCATTGTCCAGGTCGAA